GAGGGCGATGGAGTGGACAACGATTAATTACGGTGAGACCGAGATCCGGGCAGCTGATTTCCTCGATGGAGTGCTCGTTAAAATTGGCGTGATTGGTGGCTGGCACACCGTTTTCGTCCCAGGCTACTACGTACAGAAGGCGACCGGGGACATGGACGGACCGGAGTTGAGGCCGAGGAAGTACGCACCGAAGGAGTTCGCAATTCGGATGGTGGAGGAGCGATGAAGACGCTATTTGGGACGCTGGCGGCGATGTTGGTTACGACGGCGCTGATATTCGGGGTGCCGATGCTGTTCCAGAGCGACATGGAGACTCGGACGATAGCACTTGATTACAGGCCCATGTTGCCGGAGGGTGATGAGGTCACGACAGCACCGATGGAGCCAGCCCCGTCACCGTGGCGTGGGTTGGCTGGCGTTGGTTCAGGCGTTCCTGGTGGCGCGGTACGTCAAGAAGAGGGGGTAGTGATGAGGAGATGCGCCAAGTGCAACGAGCCCACCCCGGACGCATTCTTCAAGCATTCGGGGACGATCTGCGACACCTGTTGGCATGCGAATGACATGGGGCGATTCGAGGAGATGAGGCCGGCGCCATGGAAGGACAATCCCGACGCCAAGGTGTTGAGGCTGCACAACGGGAAGCTGGCGATCATTTGCCCGCATTGTCTCTGGAAGGTGTTGAGGTCGGATACGTACTTCAACCACGACCCGGAGACGACCCGGTGCCCTCGGTGTATGGCGCATTACGTAGTGAAGAAAGGAGAAGCAGAATGAGCGTAGAGAAAGCGATTGAGGCAAGGAACCAATTACTCGACGAGGCGAACGCCATCGAGGTCGCAGCAGAGGAATGTCTGTCAGAAATGACGGTGCCGGCCCTCAATGAAGCCGTGGGGATGCTCGTAGGAATCCGCCGGCTGAACAAGGAGATCGACGAGACGTTCGATGACTTGATCGCCACCGCGCACAAGGCACACAAGACCGCGACGACGAGGAAGAAGAAGTTTTCCGTACCCCTGACGGCAGCCGAGGGCATCATCAAGGGGAAGATCAAGGAATACTACGCATGGGAGAGCAAACAGCAGAGCGAGGAGTATTCGGAAAAGAAGGCGGAGGCCAGGGACGCCGCGGCGACCGTTCGCATAGCCGAGGTAGAGGGACTCCGCGAGGAGGGGATGCTTGACCAGGCCGAGGCGCTCGCATCCTCGCCGCTCGCCATTACCCCGGTGCCCAGGCCGGCGGCGACGAAGGCAAAAGGGATCGCATTGGCCGAGACGTGGAAGGCGGTGGTAGAGGACGAGGAGGAGCTGTTCAAATTTATCCTCGCAAACCCGGAATGGCACCACTTAATCTCCATCAACATGAAGGAGCTCAACACACTGGCGAGGATGCAGAAGGACGCCATGAACATGCCAGGGGTCTATGCAGAATCGAACCGCGGCGTGACGATTCGGTTGCCGGCGGAGGAGTAATGAGAGTCCGTATCTTCGATTTCTTCGTGCCAGGGACGCCGCGGCCCCAGGGTAGTGCGAAGTGGATACGGTCGAGGACCACAGGGAAGTCTATCCCGGCGAAGAATGAGAACCTCGAGACCTGGAGAGGCGTCGTGTCTGTGTTCGCCCATAACGCCATGCTTCGGGACGAGGTAGAGATGATGGATGGGCCCGTGGGGGTCAGTCTCGTATTCCAGTTTGAGCGCCCAAAGAACCACTACCGGACCGGCAAGTATAGCCACGAAATGAAACCGTCAGCCCCACCCAGGCACGGGAAGAAGCCCGACATCGACAAGCTGATCCGCGCCGTCCTCGATTCCCTTACCGGCGTGCTGTACCACGACGATAGCCAGGTGGACAACATCATTGCCACGAAGGGATGGGGTCCTCGAGCCGGGGTTGACATAATTATCAGAGGGGAGGCTGAGGATGACTGATCTGGCACGAGAATGTGCGCTCCGTTTGATTGAGGACCATGAACGAACAAGGGACACGCTATCTAAGGTCCTTGAGGCTGTCGCGGTCCATCGGATCAACACATCTCGCCCTTCTTCTGAGGACATCGCACTATGGGATTCATCTCGACGGCTGTTACCTGATGGTATCACGGATTTGAAGATACGCAATACCCTTACGCAGCCAGTTCCTACCAATTCTAGCCACGGTTGAATAGGGGCTCAAGTGTCGATTGCGGGATTCAGCCAAACGATGCGTTATTCGGTCCGCCGCCTAGAGGGTCATACATAATTTAGACACCGACAAAAAAGGAGGCGCAAGATGCCGTGTGGAAAGAAGAAGAAAGCGAAGCCGAAGAAGAAACCCAAAGGAGGCAAGAAATGATCTGGCTACAAGCATTACCGTGGAAACTCATCGGCATCGTCGGCCTGGCCCTGGCAGTCATGGCCGGCGCGATGTTCCTCATGAATTATGGGCAACGGCTCGAGCGTGCGCTGGTGGAGGTCGACCGGCTCGAGGGGGAGCTCGAGAAGGCCAACACGAACACCGAGACGTGCATGGGGTCACTCGACTCCGCCAAGGAAGCGGAGTTGACATGGCAGACCGCGGCACTCAATTTCGAGCTTGCCTACCGCACAGAGCTCGAGAAAACCACACAACCACGCATAATCTACCGCACGGCAGCCGCCACGGTGCCCCTGGCTGTTCCTACGGGGAACTGTGACCTGGCGGCAGCGGCAGCGTGGAGGGTGCTAGAGACGGCTATGGTGGTCGGGAGAGACCCATGAAAGTCTCGAGCCTTCCAGCGAGGTCCGCTGTCGTGGGAGCCATCTGCGGCATCGCAATTTGTATTGGATGTTCTTCGACCAAGCCCACCGCCGACGGTGAGGTGCGAATTGCCTATACAGGCATTCTTGTCCCCGTACCACCGGCAGAGCTATCGGGGATATCCCGTGAGGATCTATGGGCCGAACTACAGACGCCTGGGCTCACCCGTGAGGCGGTTGCCCTCGATGGATCGGTGCTCGTCCAGACGTTGACGCACGACTTCCTGGTGCTACTCGAGGAGGTGGAGACGTCGATCGACCAGCGTGCCGCTCACAATGCGGCCAGGCAGGTAGTGATTGAGGCTCAGAAGGAAGCTCAGGCGGAGCTCGAGAGGTTGAGGGCGGGGCATGAGTAAGAAGTGCGTCTACGCGGAGGTTGGGAAGTGCCACGGAGACCTTTTCCCGACCAACGTTCAGGACAATGTGATCTGCGACGGACACCGGAGGTTGTTTTCATCAGCGTCATGGGAGTACGTTGAGGGACTCGAGAAAGCCGTCAAGCTGGCAGAGATCTTCGCCATTGATGGGGTCGTGTCCTATTCGCTCATAACGAAAGAGCGCCTCCATGAGCTCGGTGAAGCCTGCTTCGAGGCCCTTGGCCGCAGACCCGAGGATCACGACGGGTTGCCGTGGTAGCTAGTTGAGACCGGCAGAGGTCTCGTAAGAGTATACCCGATGCGGGGTAGACTTACGGTTCGCCTTTGGTGATTTTCGGTGTGATTTGATGACCTCGTTCTCAAACCTGCCACATTTCTGCCACAATTCGCCTTATTTCTGCCACAATCTTGCCACATTCAGAGGAAATTGCCTCATTCCAGCCACACTCTCGCCATAATCTCTCGTTAAACTGTCGCCGCTATAGCGGAAAGAAAAGCTCTATGGCGATGGTGATTGGAAAAGAAAAGAACCCAGTTGGAGTTATTCTGCGAGGGCTCACAGAGCTCCAACTGGGCGAGCGCGTGGGTTGATACTAGCGTTCCTTGATCCGTCTACGCAAGGTCTTTTTCTCCAGGGTGTTATATCTCCGATTGAACTGTTTGAAGAGTTTCTGCATACGCGAGTCGTTGATCTTCACATCCTGATCTTTCAGGAGCCTCACCCTCTTCTCTGTAGCCTGCACCATCTTGTGAAACCGTAGGGTTTCGACGTGCCGGCGGTAGAACTCTGCCGCAGCCGACTTGTTGGTTTTCTCGAGGTCCTTGTAGGTTTCCCACCGAAGGTAGTGATCCGCCATGTTCGCCCGGTACATCTGCGGGGCGAAGAAGGTTCCCTCATCGCCATAGAATGATTTTACGATGGGCATTTCATGGGCAGCAGGCATGGCGCGGCGTTTCGGGAGGGACATTGCAAGGCTGATGCTGCGGTTGATGAGGTCGCCCAGGCCCCCGAAGTAGCCGGCGGCCAGGTAGTCGATGTTCTCGGGGTTGACGTCGATGCTGGTGTGCTTGTAGAGGAACTTTGTAAAATCCTGCGAGGGCTTGGATACTGACGAGAAGGTGTTGTTGTAGTTGGGCGCCTCTTCCCCGTACTGTTCAGACTTCTTGTAGAACCGCTTCTCTGGTCTGATGGGCCCGCCCCAAAACGTCTTGTTGCTGGCAACGTCGTTGATTGGGTCATACCAGGAGGGCACCACCATTTGCTGCCAGCCCAACAGAGTAGAGAGATCGTTGTCTCCGATGGGGTTGAAGGCGCCCATGCCGGAAGCAACGATTCTGGCAGCGGCATCTGCCGGCGGCACAGCCCCGACGATGACATCGGCCATTGTGGAGCCTAGCATCCAGGCCACATTGAAGCCCCACGGCAGCGGGATTTTGGCTCGTTTGCCTTTGGTACCAGGGATCATAATAATTATGTTCCTGGATTTTTCGTAGGCCGAAATTTTGTCGTAGTAGGGAATCCCATCTTCCGGGTCATCGCCACCAGCGATCCGTGCGGCAAAGGCCCAAGTCATAGCCATTGGGACCATCGAGCCGACGATCGCACGGGCCTTGGGGTTCTTGGTCACGGAGTCGTAGACCATCTTGGAGCCCTGGAGAGACGCATTGGCGAAGATGTAGAAGGGCGTCAGGGCCTTCGCCACGGTGCCTTGTTGGGTGAAGTCTACGGTGATGTTCCTGGCGAGGCGAGCGGCCTTGTCCTTGGAGATGTTCATTTCAAGGGCCCGCTCGTAGACCGAGAAGCGCATGGTGTTCTCGATGGCGCCGTTGTAGTCCTCGATGAAGGGGATGATTTGCTTCACGACGACAAGGGCCGTGGCCTCTTTGCCGGCCTTCTTCGCCTTGGTGAGATTCTTCTGTAGCATCTTCATCTGGCGCTCGAGGTCGGGGATGATCCAGAAGGAGGTTTCGCCGCCGGCCAGCTTGAACGCCTCCACCCGACTCCGTTTCTCCTGATCCATCTTGTCGAGCGTGTCCCTGCTCTCCCGCCGGGCATACTCTTTCAGGATCGCCCACGATGACCCCCACTTCGTCATCGTCTTGAGGCCGAATCCCTCGAACTGCTTCTCGCCGGCCAGCTTGATCCCTGCGGTGATGGCATCGCGGAAAGCGTTGGGGATAGCAAATGCCGGGTTGCGGCTAGTGAACAGCTTGGACATCTCGCGGTTGACGAAGGTGAAGCCGCGGAGGAAGGCGGGGATGTTTGCCGGACCGATATTGTTGAGCGCGGAGACAAACGGGGCCATCTCGGGGCTGATGTGCCGGATGTAGTAGAGCTTGCCGTCGATCCAGACGTTGTACACGTTGTCCTTGGTAACGGAAAGCCCGTCCGCAACCTCTTTGATGGCGCCGGTTTTCTCGTCGTAGATCATACGCTTAGAGGGGCGGTTGATCTCGAACAGCTTCTCACCCTTGGCATCTGTCGCGTTCTTAAACCTTTGGGCGAAATTCCATACGGCCTTTGCTACACGGTTCTTCTCGCCGCGCACAGCCGCTTCCATTGTGTCAGTGATGAGCTCCAGGGTTGCGGAGTGCTGCGGGAAGCTCCTACGGCCCAGGGCCCTGTGCGCGGCTGGCCGGCGTCCTGGGTTGTAGCCCCTGCCTGTACCCAGGCGCTTCGTTACCTCTTTGTCGAGGCCGAATGACCGAGCGGTACGTGCCAGGGCCCGGTGCCACATCTTCCCGCCGTACATCTCGATCGCCTCAATAGGCAGTCGACGCCCACCAGCGATAACGTCCAGGATGTCGGGGTCCTTGCCGCGCATGGGCGAGTAGTGCTTGTAGTCCCGCCACTTCTTGAGCTCCTCTTTCGAGAGGAGGCCGGCTTTGAAGAGGGTGTTTTCCTTCCACCGGACGATCTTGGAGAACCGCTTGCTGATCCGGCCCATAGATCCGCCGTAGGTGGTGTTGGGCCCCGCCTCACCATCAAACGTTACGGACCCGGTGAGGTCACGCATCTCGTTGAGGATCTCTTTCGCGTGATCGTCCTCGATGCCGGAGTGCGGCACATTGTCGTCGGCAACCATCTTGTCGATCGCCGCCACCTTCTCCTCGGCAGTAGCGAGCGCCTCGTTCTTGAGTTGATCGAGGGGCATGGAGACGGTCGCTCTCAGCCCGGTCTCCGGGTTGTGGAAGTAGACGTCGGCAATCTTGGCCTCTTTGTCGATGACCTTGATGGTGCCGATATTGCCACGATCCAGGGCCCGAACCTTCATTCCCTCGGAAAGCCCCTTGTCCTCGAGGGCGTCGATCTTCTTCTGAAGGATCTGTTTGGGGATGGTGACGTGGCCGGCGAAAATCTTGGGGTTGCGCTCGAGGGCGTGTGCCGCCATGCGGAAGAGATCGAAGTCTGAGAAGCTAACCCCTTCGGCCGCGAGCTGATCCGTGAACGGGACAAACAGGTTGTTCTCCAACCAGTCGAGGAGGGCGCCAGAACGAGCCGAGAAGTTTTGAGCCTTCAGGAAGCCATCCATCGCCTCATTGAGCTGTTCGCCAAACTCAGTGAGCTTCTCCTGGACATGGACGATGGGGGCAATCTTCTGAAACAGGAACCGCTTGCCTCGCTCTCGGATATGTTCCGTCAGGGTCTCATCCGGGAGCATGGCCGCAGGATGCTCGGTATCGTCCGCGATCTCGAGGGAGTAGAAGGTGTCGGGATCAGCAATCCTCTCGACGGGGCTCAACTCATCAGCGATGACCTTTGGCACCTTGCCGAATCCTGGCGGGTTCTTCTTGGCCTGTTTGAGCGCATCAGTCAGCTCATTCTCTGCCAGCTTCGCCGCTTTTTCGGCCTCTTTCTGTGCTTCCTCGGCACTCAGGATGGCATTCTCGATGGAGTAGAGCGCGGTGGCGCCCTGGTCGCCTGTGACTGTGTACTTTTTGCCCTTCTGGAGCTCGTAGACGTCGCCGGTCGCGATCTTCTTCATAACGCCGGCAGCGGTCTCGGGGGTGATGCCCAACGACTCCGAGAATGCACGGGCGAAATCGTAGATGGCTTTCAAGGCACGCTCGGCCACGGTCAGCTTCTTCTCGCCCTCGAAATGCTTCTCCGCAAGCTGTTGGTAGGCTTTAGCTGCTTTCTCCTCGGTCCCGTACTCCTTGAGGATGGCCTGGCGCTGCTTCTCCTCCAGAACGTTGTGGAAGGCGAAGTGGAAGGACTCGTGGTAGAGGGTGTCTGGAGTCGCGTGAGGCGCCACGAGGCTGATTATGTGGGCCCCGGTAGCCTCGTAGAAGGTGTAGCTGCCCTTGACTACAGCGGTGCCGGCGGCGAGGCGGGCCCTGACCTCATCAGGATCCATCTTGTAGGCTTTCGCCATTCGCTGAATGCTTGCCTCGCTGTGGACCTTCGGCGCGGTGAAGTTGACCTGGAGGACGGGTTGGCCCTTACGTGTTACCTGGAAGCGGCCGGGCTTGGTTTGTCTGACGCCCCACCCCCTGAAGGTGCGTCGGATGTCCTGGACGGTTGGGAGCTTGGTTTCGGTTGGTTTTTCTAGGGACTCCTGCCTGAAGTCTTTTGGGCGGGCCATTTGAGGCTTCGGCCCAAGCCCCATGTTGCCCTTGCCGGTCTTGCTGAGGAGAGCAACCGCATCATCGACGGTGGACAGATCAGTGAGAAGGCCACGTTCGATCGCTGATTCTCGAACCTGATCTGTGTGGACCTCGACACTCTTCGCTCGAGCCTTTGTTCCAGACACAGGCGCGGCTGTGGGTTTCGGGGCACGGAAGTATGGAAGAATATCCCTGTTCTCATCCGGCACAAACCACTTGCCGGTTTTCGGGTGTCGCTCGTAGACTTGAACCAGACCCTTCATCTCTTTTAAGAATTCGTATTGCCTCTCATGCTCCTCTCGTTCGGCCTCGATGTTCTCGTTCGCGTACTCTGCCTGCGCTCGGGCCACTTCGATGCCGTAACGCATCCCGGCCTCGTTGATCGCAAAGCCGTCCGGGTCGATTCGTCCAGGCAGGACGCGGTAGGCGCCATCGACCTTCTCGACGACACCGAGCTTCACAAACTCCTCGATCGCATCATTGACCCTGGCTATTCTGATGCCGGCCTTACCAAAGCCGGTCATCTCCATGAGCTTCTCCTGTACCTCGTCCCCTGTCAGTAATTTACCTTCATTTTGGGTGAGTACGGCAGCTACGGCCTTGGGGTACTCTGAGGTGTTTTTGGTTTGCTGGATGCGTGATGCCTGTTTGGGCTTGAAGGTAATAGCAGGGGCGGCTTCACCCGTAACGGGGGCAATGGGTGCCGGGACCGCTCCTGCCGGTTCTATCCCGGCTTGTCCTTCTTCCTCCTTCGCAGCGATACGGTCAATCTCTGCCTCTTCACCCACCGGCACCGGAGCCCCAATCTCGTCGAGGTCGGCCTGTGTGGGCTGTACCGGCTGTTCTATCCCCCCGGGCGCCACAAGGCCCTCTAACGGCGCGGAAGGTTGGGCCTCAGTAGCGGGCACGGCGCCCTCTGGAGCGGCAGGGAGCGGCCCAGGCTCCTCGATGGGCACCATTCCAGGCTCTACGGCGGCCTCGTCCTCCGGCAAGACACTCAAATCCTCCTGGTCTGGCTGTTCCATGCCACCAGAGAGGAAGGTTTCGGCCTCTTCTGCCGCTTGCTCGAGCTGCACGATCGCATCCTCGAGTGTCACATCGGCGCGGCCCTCGATAATCCGCTCAAGGTCGATCTCCTGGCCCTGGGCCCATGCGAGGCGGTCGTTGCCCTCGAGCCACAGAGGGGCGGCATTCCAGCGGGCGTTGTTGCGGACCTCTGGAGGAATGGTGGGTCCTTCCGGCCCCCCTGCCGGCGGGAGGAGATCTTCGCCAACAGGTGCCGCAGGACCGGATGGACCCTCAATCGGTGCTACGCCTTGTTCTATCGGCGGCATTGGCTCGAATTCAGGTACGGCAAGGGGTTGATCGCCGGGGACTCCCTCGGCCTGTTGGATGTTGCCGGGGCCGGCGCCGCCCATGATCCCACCAATGAGGGCCCCTTGAATCATCGACTCAATCACCTGGGAGATGTTTTGCTCTATGCCCTCTGGAGTCAGCCAGCTTACCTTCTCGAGCTCGCCCTTCTCTGCATGGGCTATGTCGACCGCGGTTTGCTCAACGAGTGTTTGGATCCCCTCGGTTCCGGCCTCCTCGAGCGCCTGGCGGCCACCGGACATTACACGCGCAACGAGCGCCTTCTTGAACGTGTCGCGGACGATAGGCACCCTCTTGAGGAGGTTAGCGATAGGCATGGCCTCGAGTGCGCCGGCCATTACGCCGTAGGTGGCCGCAATGATGTCCGCTTCCGGGCCCTCGAATCCGGCACGGGCCAGGTCCTCAGAGATAGAGCCGGTTTCCAGGCCAGCGCCGGCAGCAAAGACAAGCCCCGTACCTATCCCACCAGCTACCGCAGCTGTGCCGGCGCCACCGACGCCAGCCAGGGCAGCGGCTCCAGCGATACCGCCAGGCAGCAGGCCAGCCCCGACGATCGAGCCCATGATCGGGGTCTGTGTCCCGAGGGCCTGTGCGACGTACATGGTGAAGTCGTCCCACCCGTGGACATCGCCAAACTCACCGACCCTCGGGGGCGGAGCCATGAGCTCGGAGCCCACAGAGAGATCCGTAGCCATCTCACGGGCCGCATCCCCAACCTCGGTGCCTTTATTTGCGAGGTAGCCGCCGGTCTTGGTTTGGAAGAGTGGATTTGTGTAGCCGATTCCGGTCGCGCCAGCCACAGTTGGAGAGTTTGCCAGGAACCCGGCGCCGTTCTCTATAGCGATGCCCGCCGCCCTGGTAAAGAACGCAGCGGTCTTCGAATTCGATCGCTCGAGGGCCCGGCCGTACTCAGCTACCGTGGTAGCGGCCTTCTGTGTCGGGAGGTTTGACGCTACCCCGGCGATAACGCCGACCTTCTCCAGCGCATCCCAAATGTCGGTGCCACTCCTAACAAACGGCGAATCCCAATGGCTCTCCGTCTCCTGCTCGTTTGCCTCGTCGTCCCCAGTAATCAGCTCACGGAGAGTGCGGCGCTCGGGGGGAGCAATCTGATCCCAGTAGGCGCCGGTGCTCCTGGCTTCCTCATTGAAGCGCCTCTGTCGCTCGATCCTCGGCAGGGCGAGAAACTCAGGGTCGTCGCGGAGGTTGTGGAGGCGGGTCCTCTGGTTCATGGCCTCGAACCCGCCGAATTTTTCGTAGTCATTCAGCAGGTTTTCGATGTACAGCCTAGAGGTGCCATCCGGGAAGGCTACGACCTCTCCGCCGGGGAATCGGAGCCGGAGGGTCATTGGCGCCTGGCCGGATTAATCTGTCCGTCTCCACCCACGGCGTACTCATTCGCATCTTGGATTTCAGATCCAGTAAATATATCAAAAGCCTGCCCTTTAAGTCGGCCCTCTCTGGCACGGGCAAGATACTCAAGATATTGGGTTATGTGAGGCCCAAGCCTCGTCTTAGCAAGATCAGACACCTCACTGTCTATAAATTTTTGAACGATAGCGTCCCAGTTGTTGCCCTTAAATTCTGTCTCCAGTTCCGGCCAAAACTGGACAACCTCAGTCATTACTTTTGCAGCAAGAGTACTCGCCTTCTCTTCTTGCCCCATCGCAAATTTATCCCATTGCGCCTTTCCTGTTGCCGTCATGTTGCCCCTGGCGCTGGCACGAACGGACTGTTCGAGAATCGGATCTGTTGGGATACCGCCGGCCTGGGCCGTCATTCGGTCTGCGGAAGTCATCGCTGGTTTCGGAGCGATCATCATGGGATCTTTGCCGGGAACCGACATGGTGCCACCGGCCTCTATCCCGCGTCCTGTCATCAGCGTGTCAGACTTCTTGAGCCGATCCATAGCGATCTTGTGTTCCTCGTCCTCTTTCATCTGTTGCATGATGAGCTTCGCCGCGGCCTGGTCCTCACCGGAGACGCCCGCACGCCTCGAGGGGCCGTAGTGAGTGAATCTGCCACCTGGGGAGATCGACCGCTCACGACGATGGCGCGGGGTCATCAGGAAGTCGTAGAGGTCCTGGAGAGTGCTGCCCCGCGGCTCCTCTGACGGGTCCGGGCCCAGGCCGGACATATCGAGCTCTCGCGGTCCGCCGGGGACATTTGGAGGCATTGGCGGAGGACCATAGCCCCCAGTCTCGTAACCGCGCATGAGGATGTCGAGCATTTGTGGGTCAATCATAGCTTCCCCCTCACCGAGCGTAGAGCATCATCAGTTTGTTGCGGTTGGCGGCATTGATGGACTCTTGATCCATCTCTTGATCGTATCGGTATCTGTCGTAGTCGGTGCCGGCATCGAACCCGCCCCATCCGTGTTCCTGTTTGGCGCCCCACGCTCCGTACCGCCGACGCTCAGAATCCTCGAAGGCACGCAGCTCAAGCTCCGCGGCCTTCATCCTGCGATCGGCGTCGGCCTGTGCAGCTTGGAAATCGTACTGGTGTTGGAGAGCCGCGAAGTCACGGTCACGACCACGCTCAGACTCTCCCAGGGTGCCCATGTAGCCACCGCCGAGCCCGCCGCCGGATGACAGCATCCCCAGGCCACCAAACTTCCGGGCTGCATCAGCCATCTCGCCGCCCATACGCTCGTCCAGGTAGGCTCCAGTAGCCGCTACCACCGCCCGCGTATCGACATTGGCGCCCGTGTTGCCCACGCCGCCCCATGAGCCGCCTTCCCAGTCTTCCCACCCAGGGATGTCCCGCATGTCTGGGATACCTGGCAACGTACCGGCCTCGGCGTCTCTACGGGCCTTCATCAGCCAGCCGGGGGTGTTGTTCACATGGGCCCCCTGCGGCGTGTGGGTTTTGCCAGTTGGAGCCATGGGCTTGACCCAACCATTCCCCGCCCCGGTCCCATACCCGATGTTCAAAGCGCCCTGGGCAGGGGATGCGCTGTTTGGGGTTGAGCGTCCCCCTGACGGCCGGAGGTAGGTTCCGGTTCCGGGCCCGGTTCCGCCGTAGGACGGGTTGGACATTCCGGGCCCAAAGCGTCCCCCGGTCCCGCCCCGGTATCTATTCGGATCCTGCGCGTATGGTGTGTCGTAAGGCATTTTCTATCTCCCACCCATGTACCGCATGCGTTCACGGCCACTCATGCCGCGCTTGGCGCGATTGCCAGCCATGAATTCTTTTCTATCGACTCTTTGAGGCAGGCCGAGCAGCCCTCGCTGATACTCCGCCCATTCTTTCGCCTTTTCCCGAAGTGCCTGTAGCTCCTGGGAGTTCATAAAGTTTGAGGCGGGCCCCCACGACCCGAAGCCTTGCTCCACAAAATTGATGTGCTGTTCGACGCCAGGATACTTCGAGAGGGCGTAGGTGCCCTCCGGCTCATCCTCTCGTCTCTTGCGGGTGTAGCCGAGCTCCATCCCAAGCCTGGCATCATTCGCCATCGAGTTCGCCATCTTCTGCCGGCGCTCATAGTTCCCAGGCATGTCGTACTCACTGGTGCTCCAGGGGGCCTTTTCAGCCGGTGGGTTGCCGATGTAGCCGGTAAACCCCTCCGCGAATGGATCACGCTGGATGGTGAATTCCGAAAGGGACCTCATCTGGCCGAGAAGCTCTCGTTCGGCGGTCTGGAGCTGCTCCCGCGCTCGCGCCGGGTCCATGCCGGCCTTCACGAGCTTTTCTTGAGCCCCTGCGCTCTTGATGGCATCCAGCATGGACATCATGTTTTCCATCTCGGGGGTCATGCCAACAGGCATTTTAGCCTCCAGACATCAGCGCATCGAGTATCGCGGGGTCGAAGCCGCCCCCTCCGCCGCCGGAGCTGCGATTCCCCATTGTCGGTCCGCGCCTGAAGCCCCGCTGTTTGGGCTTGTATGTTTCGGGGTGAAGCCCCCTGTTGCTCTGTCGCCACTTCTCGGTTTCCTCGCGCTTCTTCGCCCAATGATCCTGGACCTCCTGTTGCCAGGGGGCATAGACGTTCTGGCGCCACGCGGGGTCATCGTAGGTTTGCTGGTTGATCCAGTCCCCCTTTACGAGATACTCCCACTCCCCAGGGCTGGTGCCGTGGCGCGACTGTGGTTTGAGAGCGTCACGGACGGCCCGTTGCCAGTCGCCCTCGCTCCAGTCACCCCGCATTTCCTTCTTCTCGCGTTCCAGCCTTTGCCGATTTTGCGTGTACGCTCCGAGCCACACCGGGGGATTTTCGATTGGCATATCAACCTCCGCTGTCTTTCTTCATTTCTTTCCCTGTGGGCAGATAGCCCAATTCGAGACCCGTAATCTTCGCTCCGGTCGCATCTACCGTACCATGTGGAATTATAAGCACTTGAAGCATAATTTGGTCGAATCCCCTACCGAGTCCGAAGATGAGCTTCCCGTCGCCCCACTCGCCGCCTTCCGGCATGGCCTGGGCAGGAACGTAGGTCCCGGCGGCCACCTGTGGCGGATACCAGTCGAGTTCCACATCAAAGGAGGTGTTGACGACGGTGATTCGATGCGCTCCATACTCAGTAAAGATATAGTCTCCGACCCTTCCGCGCACGAATGGGCGCACCGGGCCGGGGTTAACGTAAATCTTTTCGGTATCATCCAGGTCATCATCGATCTCGATTTGGCTGTCGCCGGTCTTGGTGTAGTCAAGCGGGGTACGGACTTGGGAGATGTCCTCGACGTAGAAATCGCACTGGTCAACGAGCCAGGGAAGATCAAAAGTGGCCCCTCCGGTTTGTGGCCCGAGGGCAATGTAGCGGCTCCAGGCGGTCTCGGTCCCCGTCACGCTCGAGGTGCCAACCGAAACGGACCCCACCTGATCGGTGTCAGTCTGCCAGTCGTCATCGGACTCTTCTCTGATGCGGACGGCAATATCCGGCCTCACGGTGGAGTCAGGATCCGCCCAGGTCCGCACCATAACCTCGTTCATGTCGCCCCGGATGCCTAGCGTCTGGAGGCGGAATGAGCCGGTTTGAAGGTCCCCGCGGTAGTGGATGACCTCTCCAGAGGACGGTTCATCCTTGCCGGTGATCGCGCCGGCCAGGTCGAGGTTCACTGTCACGAGCTCGGCCGCGGCGCCGGAGACCCTCGCGTACCCGGCATGGATCCCGTCGTGGAGGCCGTCGATGATGAAGGCCGACCGTGGCTCATACGCCTCACCGTCGATCTCCACTTCCGGCAGCACGAGCTCCGTGATGCCCCCGGTGGAGTCGTTGACGAGCCACACGGTCCAGGGAGACTTCTGCCGGAAGATGAACAGAACTTGGTAGGTTGGGTCGAATTGGAGCCATACCGACTCAGCCGAAGCGTCCCAGTCCTCGAACTGGCTCAAATCGAACAGGCTCTCGAGGCGTGAAACCCCAACCGACATGGCGGTGTAGATCAGGCCATCGTCAGAGACCACGTAGCCCACCCCATTGAACGAGGCCAGGTTCGAGACCGGCTTGATGCCCTCGCCGTAGTCGTCGTGGTACATCCAAGGCGCCTGAGTCGAACCGGCGTCGGTGAGGAGGGTAAGCTGGTCTGTCTCGGCAATCAGGATGCCGCTATTAATCGAGGTCATGTCGAGCAGGGAGCCGGTGCCTGGGAGATCGACGAAGAACCATCCAACACTCTCGAAGTCGTCGATGCTGCCCGGAGCTGCGTTCATTATCCGGCGCGGGTAGGGGTTCCAGAGGCCATTCGTGATGTTCCCTTCCGCATCCTCGTCGCCCTCGAACCACATGCACCCCCCGTAGACCATGTAGGCGCCAAACTGGGCAAAGCATTGGGCCCTGTACCTGTCAGAGATCGGCTGGAATGGGTTGAATGCTGGACGGCCGGCCCCGGTCACTGAGTAGCCGATGAGGAAGTCGTTCCCCAAGGTCACGAAGCGATCATCCCCGTAGCCAATGTCGGTGAACACCGCATCGTCGATGCCGGTTTGCTGCGCGAGCCAGGTCACACCGTCAGTTGAGGTTATGGTTTGGGCATCGCTGCCGACTGCCACCAGGAGACCGCCGCTGTAGGTGATGCTCTGGTAGTCGGAGACTGTCGGGGAGGTCCGTACCGAGTAGGAATCCCCATCGTCATCCGTGAAGAGAATTGTGGAATCGTCCCCGACGATGTAGAACCCGCCTGGGCCATAAACAACATCTCGGAGGGTTCCGCTTGCGGAGGCGCTTTTGCCATCCCATGACGCCCCATCGTCGGTGGAGACATAGACATTGGCAGGAGAGCCTCCCACGGCCATCAGCGTGCCGCTGTGATTGTGAATGGCACGACCACCCCCGGCTGCGCTGAACGACCAAGTTAAGCCGTTGTCTGTGGTTCTGGTGGTGCCATTCACACAAACAGCACACCATATTTCAGAGGCGGCATAGGCTATCCCGTAGTGATGTTCGGTCCAGACATCCCCAACATAAATAGCCCCTTCGCGGAAATCCCACGAGACGCCATCTACGGATGAGGCAAAGACCCCTCCGGCGCAACAGGCCATGAACATATCCGGGCTGCGGGCGACATCCAGGAACTTTAGGTATCCGCCGCCGCTCGCCATCTCGAAGGTGTAGACCTGGAATCCCTCTTCCAGCTCTTGCCCGGTCGAGTAGAGGATCGTTCCAACGTCTCCAACGATGACGGCCACCGCAGGGCTGATGACCTCATCCCAGGCAATCGCCTCTAAATCAGGACTGGTGAGAGCGGCATCTAGGAAGCTCACTCTGTCACCTCCTCAACATATACGTCGATCTCGTAGGCGCCTAGCTTCCAAACCATGTTCTTCAGCCCGTGCTGATTTGTGCCCACAAACGCAAAGAAATCCGTTCCATCAGAACAAATTGGCAGGAAGTTGGACTCATAGGGGCCGGTTACATAGTGACCAAAATAATAACCGGATCCGGTCGGGGCAGGCGTCAAAAACTGCGGGTCCTCCCAATCATAAGAATTAACATTCGTTGACCATGTTCGTCCACCATCAGTCGAGGTTATGAACCCGGTCCTTTTGTTAGCCGAATAAGGGCTGCTGGCATATATGATCCTACAAACATAAGTTGGATGAACCGTATCAGCATCAACAACTGCTATTGAGTTCGCACCATGTTTCCAGTACCCGGAAGCGTCGAATTCACCATCAAACGACCGCCTGGTGGAAACCCCAAGGTGATTATCAGAAGGTCCGTATTCCACATAAGTAATGAGCCAGTCGGTGTTTCTCGATGCCCCGAAGGAATGAGCCTTGTATTTGGAGCCCGCGATAGAGGCAAAGATTGGCGGTGTATACGGCCGGAGCTGGTCAGGAGGAAAGTCCTGGAGAAATGCGTTTGCTGGTTTGGTGTCCCATTCCGCCCATGCGTTGAAGCCTCCGGCGCCTCCGCTGGAGCCGGTGTAGTAGATTTTCGCGCTTTGGGCAGAAATGGTAATATCGTATTCATCGCCAAGATTGCTGCTAGTACCAATCGCCCAAAGGGTTGAGGTTGTTGGGAATGTCATCGGGCTCCAAGTGAGTCCGTCCGATGCAGACTTGAGAACCGTTCCCTCTTTGCCAATAGCCAGGTATTCCCTCTTGGTAACTCCATCCCCGTCGTTGATAACGGCAATGAGATCAACCGTGACGCCGCTCGATGGGGTAGTCCAGGTGACGCCGCTATCAGCAGAATGCCAAATGATGCCACCAAGACCAACGGCAACGATGCTGTTCCCGTCCTTGGGCTCAAACGCTACTGAGGTCAGGGTGCTGGCCGGCGGATTGCCTCCGATTTGCCTCTCCGTCCAGTTGCCAGTCGCCGCATCTGGAGAAGTCCACACCCTGTTCCCAACGGCAATAAATTGGCTACCGTCATGTTGAGCATCGCAAATGAAATCTGACAAATCCCCAAAATCTGCATAGCTCGTGGCGCCGGCCTCGATCCTAACGCGCCGCCTAATCTTCCAAACCTTCCCGTTATCCATCAGGGCGTAGAAGCATCCATCCATCGCGTTGTAGGAGAGGTCAACAAACCCGCCGGCGCCGTGCCACGTATATTTGTATTCCCAGGTGATGCCGTCGAGCGAGAAGTAGGCTCTTGTTTTGGTGTAGTCTACTCCGTCTACCTCTTCTACATACGAATCGCCAACAGCGCAGCAACACCGGCCCTCGTCGTCCCATGCAACAGCGTGGAGATCAACCGTAATGGCGGGGTCGAGGATGTCACAAGGCACCCAGTCGATCCCATTATTGTCTGATGTCACGCAGGCCCCGCCGGTTCCAACAGCAACCCATAAGTCGTGATATGGACTGTACGAAACCGAAGCCAGCGACTCGGTTGTGTTGCTTGTTCTCTTGGTGATCGAGGTTGGATTTGTGAAGGTGAGAATAACGCCGTCGCCGCCCTCCGCGTCACCAACGACAACGTAGTAGTGAGTCCCGCCTTCGACCTTCTGTGCAACGGCCATACTCCGCAGGGTAACGAGTGTATTGGTTGTGTAGATCGTGCCATTTTCGTCCCCAACAAGCCCACCCGCTCCACAGTAAAGCCAGGTACTAGGGGCCGCGGTTCTAGGCACCATAGAATATAGGGCCACTTCACCAAGCGGTGAGTCCTTTTCAAGATAATTCGACGCCCAATTGTGATTGTAGGTTTCAAACGACCCACCCTCTGTTAGTGGAGGAGGGATTCTGTATTTTCCATCGGACCTAATGTGTTCACCCTGAAGCGTTAAAATATGTTTACTCGTTGAGAGCAGGCCAGCATCATAGGCTTTTGTAAAAGATATATCCTTGTTAGATGGGAGCGGGATTCCGTAGAGACCTTCACTACCAAACACGTTTCGAGAGAAGGCCGCACCTTCCTTGCCGGTAACGCAGATCGGCCAGAACGTTTCCTTGACGTCATCGAAGAAATCATACCGGAGCTCCCCGCCTGCCGAAATCGACGTGACTTCGATAGGCTCCCGTTCCGGCGCCTCAGTCTCCGCCTCATACCATGCGCCAAGATTCGTGCGACTGATGTTGGAGTAGAACGGGCCCGAAATGAGCCTCTCGTCAATCGGCTGATCCATGTTCACCGTGCCGTAGACAAGCCAGCCTCCCAGGGACTCAATCCTGATCGGCCATATTGCACGATCGGCAGGATGGACTCTGAGGATCTCGTAGGGTTCATCGGTGAGGGCCGGCATGATCTCGTCGGTGAGGATGTGGTTGTCATCGACCACCTTCTTGATCGTGTAGAGGTCGTTACCGTCCCCCGGCTCACGGATCAGGCACCCAGGCCACACCTCTTGCAGCCAGGCGGTGTTCTCGCCGTCGCTCTCCACTTCGGCCTTGACCCCATCGGTCGTAATCGTGCCGTCCTTGTAGACGGAGTAGAGAGGCGCAACGACGCTGGAGACCCAGGTGAAGGGGGCCCACCGGCCGAACCAGATGGTGTGCCCTGAGCGGCTCACGTAGAAGGCGGAGTTCAGGTAGTCCTCGAGGTCAGACCCGGTGAGGTCCGCGGCCCATGATGCCATGCCAGCGTAGGCGGCCCGCCAGTTAGAGCGGAGGCTGATCGCGTTGTCGCTACGGGCGATGTAGAGGTTCTCGAGCTCGGTCATCCCCGGCGGGTCGATCTGTGTCGAGTGGGCCCGCAGGACCTTGGTGGCGCCTGAGAGGGGGATCGCCTTGTATTTCTTGTTTGCCATTTATCCTCCAGGGAGCCCAACGGCAAAGAGACGAACGATGATACCGACAGCAGAGCCAATCAGCAGAAGAATTATCGCCCACAACATCTTCGTCTGTCCGTCCAGCCGGTGATGTGCAGATTTCGCAGACACCTCCACCAGTGCAGTCCGTTCGCTCTGAACGGCACACAGGCCAGTAATGGTACTCTGAAAACCAGTCACCGCACTGAGCGTCTCGTCGTGATTTACGCGGCTACGCATCTCCGCAGCTTCGATCACGCCGGTCAGCTTCGACAAAGCCCTGGCCTGGTCGTTGTGCCCATTTCTCACCCGAGCTATTTCGCCTCTGACCTCCGCAAACTCACGGGCGCACTCGATCAAGGGCCCCCCGGTCTGGTTACTACTGCCGGTCATAAAATTCCCTCCATTATGTCAACCCCGTAACGACACCAGTACGAACAACCCCAAGGTCATCCTTGACTTTAATCTTCAAAAGTGGGGGCTCTGGCTCACCACAGGCCCCCTCTACAACAATCAACCCCGCCGAGTTGGTCGGGATAACCTGGACCTGATTCTGTACCAAGATTCCATTGAGAACGTCATGGAAGTTGTTATTGCTCCCCTCAATAATTACCGTGTACTGCCCGTCCTCGAACTCAATCGAGTAGCCATTAATTATCTCGATGGTCTTGGCATATGTCACGCCAGCAATCGTGACCTCCGGGTTGTGACGGTGCGTGTCGGGGTGCGCGATTCCCTCTTCATCGTCTTCTAAATCCTTGAGGTCGAGGCGCAGGACATCGCTGTCCAGCGTGTAGATCGTGCCGGATTCGAGAGTCAGGTACGTCTTAGGAACGTAGATGACAAAGGTTGCATACGTGATCGAGATCGCCATCAATTAACCTCTGTTGACAACCCTGCTTCTCTGAGCCTGGAGCGAAGCTCGCCTATCTCTGCCGCTGCCATCCTCGAACGCTCATTAAAATCGTCCCCGAGTAATTGTGCGTTCTGCTGTGACGCAGCCGCCTCTGCCCCGAGTCGGATCACGGTACTCTTGAGTGCGGAGTTCTCAGCCGCCAGCTTGCCGACCTGGGCCTGATTCTTGTCCGCCGCTTCACACATCGAGTCGTACCTGAGCTTGATGTCCTTGTATTTCTCTTCGAGTGTTGGGTCTGCCATGTTGCCCCCTAGCTATCCGGTATCAGATACACGGTCACTGATAGCCCATTGTCCTTGTCCACGGTCTCGTTGATCGGAGATGACTTGTACAGGTCTGGGGACGTGGACAACCGCGCCCGGCCAGTCACAGGCTGATCCGCAGAGATTGTGCGGCTGTCAGTCACGATGCCGCCTGCGTTGGTCAGCGTATTGAAGTAGCCCCCGGTGGCCTTGATCGTGCCGGTGGCCGGGGAGGTTGGACTACCGCCCACGGTGTAGGTATAGGTATCTGCAGTGAGTACCTCGATCTCGAAGGCCCCGTTGTACTCATCCTGGTCGGCTCCCTCGATGAAAACAAAGTCACCAGTAGCCAGCCCATGACCTGTGTGAGTGACGGTGGCCGTGTTCCCACCTACCCCAACATCCCCGATCCAGTCCACTGTTCCAGCAGCGCAGTCGTCGATGTCGATGTAGTCATCGGTTTGTGGGTCGCCGGTATGATCGCTCCCCCCAAACCGAATATCAGTCTGAGCTAGATCGGTGGATGCGTGAGTAAAGTCACCAGAGTCCCACAATGAATCAAGGTTGTGATCCCACAGCTTGCACCTGATGGTGTCATCACCAGTTCCGCCGCCGTTGTTCGAATAGAACTCACACATCATCCAATCTGTGTGAACCGTCATTAAGCTGGACGCTGTAGATGTGAACCCGCTGTAGTTGAAATTTATTGAGAACTTCCAGCCCGTTTGGGGGTCTTGTGTTTGGACCTTGAAACTTACATTTGGACTGCCGGTGGCCTGATGACAGATCCCCGCTAAGTGCATTTGCTGATACACCGCATCAAAAATAAACCCACTTGAAACCCTGAACCAGAAGCGAAGATATACGGTTTCCTCGTCGGAGATTGTTTCGTAAACTCTAAGATCGGCACCATCCCCATCAAATACAGCCCTCGCCCCCCAGTCGCCGTTTTTATTCGCGCTGTCTGAGGCAGCAATCGTGCCGTGGGTTGTTACTGATCCAGAAAACTCACTCAGATCCTCTTCTTCAAAATCGTTATCAAACAAATTTCGCAGGGTGCTGCGCGTGATCGACGTAACTGACTCCTGGTAAGGGAAGTCGCCAGCATCGCTCGACGCCAACAGGAGAACCCGCGCATCCTCAAGCACGGCCTGGGTGTCGATGTCCTTGACCGTCACCTGAGTCGTCACCGGATCCGCCACGAAGTTGACTACCGTGGTCCCTGCCGCCTTGTAAGAGATGTTGCCGGTGCAGCCTGAGAGGTTGACTGTGATCGTGCCGCTAGTCCTGGCGAAGTAGAGTGTCGAGTTGTTCGCGTCATCTGCGGCGTTGTAACCAGAGAACGCAATTCCGGTCAACGTCATGGTTGTGGGTGAGGAGGTTCCAAACTCAATCGCATGGGTCTCAGCGGTGCCCTTGGTGAACTCGGTATTGTCCATCTCACCATTCGGGTCAGCCGCCTCGTCGTAGATCAAGTAGGAAGTATCAGCGGTGCCCTCGTAGTTCTTGAATACGCAGTCATCCATGTCAGCGCCACCGTGTGTGATCTGGCCGCAATCATCAAACGTATTGCCGGTGACTGTTTGGCCGGACCCAAAAGTACTTGCGGCTGCGCGTACAATAAGATTGTCTGTAATTGAAACGGTTGCATCCGTGTCAGAAAAATCAAAGATGAATCTCGTTGAATCGCCGGTGCCTGCCGCCTTGAGAACAGAGTTCTTGATGACACAATCGCAACCGGACCCCTGCGCGTTGATCTCGTAAAGGCCCGAAGCAACCGTAAGACTTCCTGACGGATCAACGAAAACGAGAACCTCGCCATCCATCTCGAAATATGTAGTGGTTGCGCCGCTGCCTATCTGCACTTCACCAGTACCAAAATACACGCCGTTGACTTCTCGAATGATCCCATATCCGTAGAGTGTAGTCGTGCCACGGTCTGCCTCTTCGATATCGGCTAACGTCACCTCGTCGCCAAGCGTGCCACCCGTGAACGAATACCCATCAAGGTATCTGAGGACATCCATCCACATATTGATGACGTTCTTCGAGTTGCCGGTGTGATTCGCCTCAATGCCCCACCGATCAACATTGGCGAGCGTAGGGCCAGTGAACGCATCCATGTCTTGCCAGAAGTAAAACCAGCCACCGAAGTAGGTGTCCGAGCCAAACATTGTAATGTGGTTCGATTCAGTCGAGCCGTCGTAGACCCATAACTGATACCCGTCGTTGGCCTCATCTTCCATGTACGGCATGTTCGTGGTGTTGATCCAACCACGCAGGGTTTTCCCAACACCAGTCGAAGGTGCGCCACCATTGTCGTAGTACGAGTCCTCGCCATCCGAACGAGTAATCCCCGACATCGACGCCAAGCCTTCGACTTTCAGATCAGTGTCCCCGGTCGTCAGGTTCACCCAACCAGTGTTGACATCAGCATCATCCAACTCCGTGTGGTTCAATAGGGTGAGGGTCGGAGCGGCCAATTATCCTCCTCAAGAATCGCTGATTCTTGATGCCGTAGCGCCACCGCCGGTCGAGAGAAGCTGAGAGTTCCCCTCATAGGTCTTGATTGGGGAAGCCCCGCCATCCCTCACCCGCACCCTCAAGTCCTGCGGACCGGAGGTGTAGATCGTGGTGTAGTCAATAGTGATCCCGCTCGCTTCGTCGTCGATGTAGGAACACATGGTCGGCTGCGAGATTGCCGCATCATTTGGGGTAGACCAACTCTCATCCGTAATCGTGAACGTGTCCGTCCCATTATGCGCCGTGTACGCGATCCTCCGAATGCGGAGATCGTCCAGTGTGACCCGTAGTGTGCCGGTTGCTGGAGTGTTGTCTGGGATTGCGTTCACCACACAGGATGTTTCACTTGCTTGATCAAGTGCCTCAGCGAGAGTCATCTGATCGAACTCGAATGCGTCCCCGGTGTCCTTGGGTCCAACCAGGCAACGGTCGCCTGAGATGACGCCTCCAAGGGTCCAGGTGACATTGTTGGGGGGCGTATTCACGTCGCCGTCGAGATCCGTAACGGTATCCGATGAAGTAAGGTTGGTATCAAGAACCCCGACCCCGAATCCACCAATGAGCGTACCCACATAGGAACCAAGGAAGACCGGAGTAACGGTCTGTCCAATCACCGTGTCCGTCGCATCGCAGTAGGCATCAGAGGTCAACCCATACACATAAGAGTTGTTTACCGGGTCGCCGCCCGTCTGCTTCATGATGTGGTGCCTCAAGCCAGCAGTATCGTTGGCGAGCAAGATGCCTGAGCCGCCCTCCAGCCCGTTGTCCACAATGGTCGTGTCAATCGCTGCCGTAGTACCGGACGCACCGTTCCCCTCTCCCATCTCGTACTCGGTGATCACGTCGTTGTTCAGGAGGGTGATGGCCGTATCCTCCAGTGCAACGATTAAGATGTCCACCCCGTCGTCAAACATCACTCGACCGGCTGCACCACTGGTCCCGATAATCACGTAGTGGCCCGGAGTGAACGGACCACTCACCAGGGTCTTGTAGGTGATCTGCGTCCCCCACACCACCGTCTCGTCCTCTTGGAATGTGCCACTCAGCCCGTCATAGTCGTAACTATGAGTGATGCCTGCGAACAGTTCGCCGTCGATGCCGCCGTGAACCGTGTCGGTGGTCCCGGTGCGAGTGATGTCCTTACCCCACTCCCACACGGCCTTCAACTGATCGCCGGAAGTATCGGCACCGTAGGTCCACTTGGAGTAGTACGGCTGGTCCCCATTGCCATCTCCGATGTCAATTTCTTGGAATCCTTCGGTGTTGGTGACATGGGTGTAGGCTGTGATTGTAGCGTGGTCGTGGTCGTTCTGCGGATCATCGACTGAGCTAACAGCCGCAACTGCAATGCCGTCACCGAGCGTCACGTTGAAGAAAGCGTAGCTGTCTTCGAGATTGCGGATCTGCACAATGATCTGTCCCTGGTCGATCTCGCAGCCCCACTCCTTCGATTTGACCATGAACTCGCAGAGCGTCGAGCCGCCGCCGTTGTAAGGGGCCACCTGATCGCCCCAAAACGGAGCATCCCCGTCATACAGCGTCTTGTCCTGCACGACCTGGACCTGCGTGGAGGTGCTGACCACGGAGCCAAGAACCCTCACGGTAGAGTAGCGGGTCTCAGTAGCCCCGCTGCCCTGCGTGATTGACCCGTTGTAGAAATACTCGCTCGCATCATCGTCGATATTGTATGTCGATAACAACGCGATGATGTTGTCCGTATCACGCCTTGATGGGGTCACGCTCGTGATGTCTGTGATGTCCCCACCGGAGGCAGACGACTCGTTATCCGCTAGATCCTGAAGCCACCTGTGTAGCTCCAGGACCGTGTAGTGGTTAGTGTTTGCCGTATGGCGAATGTCGCCTCCGACGTTGAGCGTAAAATCGTCACCTATCGCCATAGTAAACCTCCAAGGTTAAGTCTCTTGAACCCAAAATACTGCCTCACCGAGCCCGAGCAAAAGGTCTGCCGGCTCCGCGGTCGCCAGTGTCAAATAAAGATCGCCCGTAAGCGGGTATTCATGTCCTGCGGTTAAGGGCAGGTAGCCATCTGCCGGCCGGCCTGAATCATCGGTGCCGCTTGCAGACATGGTGTGGAAGCTGCCTGCCCACTGAAGAACGAGATAGAGCTCGTCCGCCGAGGAGTCAACGTAGATGCCGAGCCCGTCTTTCGGGTAATCGGCAGACAACGGCTCACCGCTGCCGGTCCTGGTCTCGTAGAACAGGGTGCCGGCGAGGTTGGGGTTCGAGATGAAGACGAGAGACTCGAGCAGTTGCCAGGCGCGTTCCGCCTGTGCTTTCGGAAGGTTATCGCCTATCCACTTCCGAAAGTTGCGTACCTGTTCGCGCTTGGCGAGATCACCTGATGCCACGTTACCTCCGACGATTCCTTCTCAGAAGTTGCCCGAATGTCACGATGCGCTGTTTGTAGTAGGCCGCGGCCGGGAGGGAGCGCCTGGCGCTGAGTCCCGACTTGCTGGAGAGCTCCGCCTGCTTCTTGGCCTCGTCGCGCTGGCTTTGAAGCTCGAGGCTGATTTCGGTTGCTCTGTTGATAACCTGGAGGTCGTACCCCTGCGGCAGATCGGAGAAGTTAGCCTCCGAATGATCCGGCGCGGTTGGGACCTTGATGAAGGGGATGCGAATGGTGTTGACGCCGCCGGGTTTCGGACAGAACTGGACCTGGCGCCGACCGTCCGCCCCTAGCCCCTCTTCCCAGTAGTAGAAGGGGTCCTGTTGGCCCAGGAAGATCCCGGTGTTCCTGTACCAGTCGGCGTCTCTCAGATCCATTGGAATCCCGGTCGTGAGGTTGTTGGCAGGCTCGAGGAACTTCAAGACGTTGGTGGCCGTCATCTGATAGAGCTCTACGCCGGCCTCGGTGTCAATCTCCTCAGAGTCGCGGAGGTTGGCGAACTCGTACATCTCCGCAATGTCCATCTCCGCGAGCCAGATGTGTTGCGCGAGCTCGGCATTAGGCACATCGCCGGTAGCCGGGTCGCCGGTAGCCGATCGAAGCATCGCAATTTTGTCGAGTGAGGAGAATCTAGCCATTACAACTCCTGGTCCTCGTCGTCAACGGTCTCGACACTATCAAACGACGGGTCGTACTCGTTGATCTGTTTCGGGAGACGCTCCCAGTGTTCTCTGCAAACCACGGTCTTCCCCAGGTACTTCTCAGCCGGGTCGAGGATGCGTTCTGAGCCGGAGGTTGGAACGTTGGTCATTCCTGGCTTGGAAACATCTTTCTGTACCCGGAAGGACTCACCCCACCAAATTTGCTGGTCGTCGTAGGTTGTCACCTTGAAAAACGCATGGACGGCATCAGCGTCAAAGAAGCCAGCCGGATACCACATATCATCAGAGACCCAGGCTTGTTGCCCCTCAACTCCGGTCCAGGTCCCCATAACTTGCCGTTCTTCTCCTCCCCCGCCGTAGTCGTAGTAAAACCCAAATTCGACCGTCAGGGATGGATGAACGGTTGTTTGATGCGTCCCAAAGGTGCCCTGCATCAAATACTTGGTAAACGATGTCAGATTAATCGCGTCCTTTGAAACAATCTCACCGTCACCCCAAAAGGAGGCCGCGCCGTTCACTATGTTGGCGCCGGCATAGGGATGGACCTTCCAATGCCACCGCGGGCGGCCCATCGAGACTTCACCAAGATCGTCGGTGTCCACCGTCCATCCGGCGTCATTGAACCGCGACCATGGGAGGTAGTTTGCTGCCTTCTCGACCCGGCGCACCTGGATCTGGCGCACGAGCTCCTCGACTGGGAACCATCCGTGACAGACGTCGCATTGCTCGGTGTACTTGCCACCGGAGCCCATAAAGGAGCCCGTGCCAACTGCAATCGCCTTGGTTGCCCACTCCAGGCCGCCGGGGTAGGTGGGGCTGGTGATGGTGATTGTCGCGTCCTCGTGGTCAGCCGTGAAGGAGACCATCGGCACCAGGGCGACGATCTCGCCCCGCCTGGTCTCCGAGGTGTCCCATCTCACGGGCCCGCCGTCGTGGGAGGTGGAGTAAACTGCTACTGCGCCAACCTCAACCGTTACAGCGGTTACGTCCGAAAGGTCGGGGCTATCGAACCCATCCTTGAGGATGAATTGTTGGAGCCCGCCTTTCTGCGCGTGAAGGAATGACCGTGCCACTATTCGCCTCTCCCATTCTCGATCTTCTTCTGCGCGACGTTAGCTCCGAAGTAGAGCCCTATAATGAATATAACTCCTCCTGACCAGATTGCGAGGGAGGAGCTCCATTGAGTCTGTAGAGCTGCGTTGTCGAGCCATTTGAGCAATCGCGCCAGGAGAGCGATCCCCAGGTTCAGGAGGTGCATGGAGGTGTAGAGGATCAGGGCGCCTTTCGTTAGGGCCCATTTCCTCGAGGCGCGGGGGTCGAAGTCGGCCATCAGTAGCACCACGCACTAGGCCGAGGCTTCACACTGCCCTTGTGGACGTCTACATGGATGAAGCCCCTCGCCGTGCCTACTCCCTCCGCCCCGTGGTTGTGGGCGGCTTTCTGTACGACGTAGCGGTGCCTGCCGCCCTCCACCTGAATGTCCGCTGCTTCGCCTAGACAATGGACGGAGTTTTCGACCCCGCCCTCATTTTGATTATGGTGTTGACAGCGACACCAGGACGTAAGGCGAACAGGCCCGCCAACATCTTCTCTGATTGCTTCAAGGAGCATGATGATCTCCAGCTGGACGTCCCCGATCTCCCGCCCGAACCCGCACCCGCACTTGCAGGCCGCCTCGTAGACGTAGAAGTTTCGGGCGCCAGGCAGGAGGTCATTCATGTCTAGCATTGCCGGTCCTTTAGGCCCCTCTTGTACGCAATCTGATCTATGGCCTGGAGCACCCCTTCGGCTATGCGCTGCCTGTAGGTCCGCGAAGTCACTCTCCCCTGGCAGGGCTTACGGACCTCTTCCATGACGGCCCTGTGACAGTAGACCCAAATCGGCTTGAGGTCTGGAGGGATTACCACTTGCGCCATATACTTTGCCAGTCCCAGGCGGGTTTACGGTCAGCCTTGGTATTGGTTGCCCCGACAATTGGGTTAAAGCCAGCAAGCTCCATCGTGCCGAGCGTGGCGTCAACATCGGCCCCGGCACCAGACGCACTCACGGTTGGATTGTGCCCCTGGAGAACCATCGTACCAAGTGTTGGGTTTACCTTGATCTCGTTCAGCACATCGTAGATGTACGCGCCCATTTCCCACAGGCCGGTAGCGGTGCCTACGGTTGGGTTGAAACCAGCAAGAACCATAGCTCCGACTGGGTCTTGCTCCACCTCTGTTGGGCCGGTATCTAACCCGCCAATCCAATCAGTGTTATCAAGCTCAATATCATCAAAGTAAAGCTCAGATGTCGCACCCGGAACAGCGGAGCCACTAGCACTCGCGCCGCACCGAAGCGTGTCACACAAGGCCGCTGATTGTGCCCCGGTGTAATCACTACCGACTGAGGTTCCGTTTACTTTGAGTTCGCCGCCGCCGTCTGAACCAGACCCGGCCTGCCAATGAAATTCAATAAGCATCCAGGTATCAAGAGCCGGGTCTTCAGCACACACGCCATCTAAGATCGTGGTGTTTCCAGACCCGTTCCAGTAAATACAACGCCACCTAAAGGCTTGGTCGTCTGCTTGCACCCTCAAATTAAGTTCCATGAGGGATTGGGTATCGTCTTTTATTTCAAATACCTTGCATGATTGATAATCTGTAGGCACATTGAAGGCTGCATTCACCTTAAGGTAACCCCTAAAATACACCTCATCCTGGTCAGCTACCGTCTTGTAAGCGTAAACACCATTGTTCGTACCATCAAACGTTATCTTCGCACCCTTGCTGCCGCTGTTGATGTGGGCAGGAGTCGAAGAAACGGTGAGAGTGTTTGACCCCTCCTCCACCTTAGATGTGAACTCAGTGGTAAAGGCATCGACTTCGGTCTCTATGCCGGATGCGAAAACCACACCTACTGGGCCTAGCCAGTCAGCATCGTCAGCACCAAAATTGTCAACGTCAAGGGTTGAGCTTCCAGACGTTGTTCCCTTGTAACATCCGGCATAAATCGTATCGTGAGTCTTCGATACCGATGTCATCGTGACATTGTTTGAATCCCATACCAAAACTCCCGAGTCGTTATAAACCCTGGCTCTTATGGTGTCGTCGCCCGTGCCACCATTGTTGTGCGAGTAAAGCTCAAACCGGTAGTATCCACTTGGTTTTGTGGCATAGCTGCTTGTTGATGATGTGTAGCCACCATAGCCAAATTGTACCCTCCACGCCCAGTCCCCGCTTCCATCCACTATGGCCCTGAGTTGAGCTCCTTCATCATACGCAGTTTCACCAGCAGCCAAAATCGTTAACCCGCTTGAGTTCGGCAAATCAAGGCTAGAAACATCTATGTATGCACGAGCATAGATTGTTAATTCAGCCGAGATGTCCTTGTACACGCAGGCTTGATCGTTTGTCCCGCCTAATGTGCAGCGTGCCCCGTACGTCCCTGTGTGTGGCGCAGAACTGGATGCCGCTACGGAATTGCCGGATTCAGTCAGCGAACCAGTTACGTCAGTGAGATCGCCTTCTTCAAAGTCGGCTTCAAATATGTTTGCCATCAGTAATCTCCCTGATCGCCAGTTACAATGTCATCGGGCCAAGCTGCGGCTGGCAGAAACGCCTCGCTATACGGCCCCCCAAGATCAACTCCAGTGTCAATACACGGAGAGCCAGCCAACAGGGTGTAGTCATTGTTGTCCCTATCGGTGAACAACGGGTCTTCACCTGTGGAGTGTTCAGCAAATCCATACGTTGAAAACCATGTGTCGAGGGTGTACTGATTCCACTGACGGCTGATCACATTGGTTGACTCATCTTCCTTGCGGAGAAGGTTGTAGTCAGAGTCAAATCCGGTGTAGTCATCGAGCGACGTGTAGAGGTAGATCGCGTGCTGCACAGCACCGATGATGATGTTGTTCTTGATCTTGGTCCCTTGTGGGCTACTGTCACCCTCGATGTAGATGCAGCGGGTTGAGTAACCGGCCCCGTCCAAAATGTTCCCATAGACCAGCGTCCCGTAAGAGCCGCTCCCCACACCAGATCCACCAATCCCAAGCAGAATATTAGTGTAGCCATTATCGTATGTCCTATATACGATATTGCCCCAAATTTCATTGCTATGCGCCCGTTGCCACAGCCTGATCTCATATCCCTGACCGCCCCACCCGTTGTCCCATATCCTGTTTAGATAGACATGGTTGGAGTAAGAATCTATTTCTACGAGAATCCCGCATTGTCCGTTCCCTGAGATGGTGTTCTTGTAAATGTGACAATTCACGCAACCCTCGCCAGAGGAGCCGTCAAGGTCAATCCCGTCGAGATCGTTGTCGTGAGAGTGGTTCCCAACCATCGTGCAATTATCGACCCAAAGAAACTTCAGCCCGTAACCATCGAACGGGGTCGTACCTGAATACCCAGTGGTTCGGCTGTGGTGAGTTTCGTTGTTGGAAAATGTGACTCGCAAGAGCTTGTTGGTCGGCCCGCCGCCGGCAGATATGTTGTGAGCGCCGCAATACGAAACCGTGTTCCCATCAGCCAGAGAGTCTGCCGCCTTGAGTGTGACCCCCTCGCCAGCACACCACTCGACGGTGCAGTTTTGGATGGTCACATGATGGGTAAGTGCCTGACCGCCATCACAGCGGAATCCCCCATTCTCATCGTTCCCACGTTTAATATGGATGCCGTCAACCATGATGTAGGTTTGTCGGTACAGCCTAAAGCACCCGATCTGCGGAACCTCAATTACCACCCCTGATGTGGTGGGGTTTCCACCCGTGTCATCGCGGACGTAGACGGTATCGTAATTCAAGCCATCATTGTCGCCGTATCCCCACTCAAGGTCATTCAGAGCACCGAGCCCGTTAAAGTCTGGAACAGCCCCGCCCTTGGTGAGACTCACGTCATCCATGAACACCAGCCCAGGATCTATGAGAGTTGGGTCTCCTCCGCCGGAAAGCTCACAGAAGAACTCTCCGGGCTTGGTTGTTGATTCTGTCCATTTGTGCGTTCCGGTAGTGATATCAACCGAGCCATCGAAGACCGGAGTGTGACCTGGATAAGCGAGGTGTGAGATATCAGAAACAGCAGAGCCGCTGGCTTTGAACGACAACATCGTTGTGTTGTAATCTCCACCAGTATCAGCGAGATAGACGTTATCCCCGGCAGACAAGGCAGTTGCCCAAATGTTGTGGTTGGCAACGCTCATGCACTCACTCGCGATGTCCGGGTCTCCGTCCAGGCACGCGGCAAGACTCACCGCTGTCCCGAGCTCCCGGGCTGTGTAGTTCGCCATCAGTAGTCCCCCGGATCACCAAGCAAGACGCCATCCGGCCACGTTGACCCTTCTAGCAACATCTCGTTGTACGGAGGTCCGAGAATTTCGCCAATGCCGATGCACGGAGAGTTGGACTTCAGGGTGAAGTCGTGGTTCTCGGCGTCGGTGAACTGCGGGTCATCGGGGATAGAGTGGGCGTCTTGCGGATTTCCAAGCCCGTCTGTGAGCGCCTGCCACTGTGCAAGCGTGTACCCGGTTGTGCCGAGCTTGATAAGCCCGACGCCATTACTATTGAAGCAATTATAATCAGAGTCGATGTCCACGAAGGTAGCGTCATTGCACCGCAGGTCTGGACCTGTTGATCCAGCAACAATGTTGTTTCTCAAATACACATCTATGGTGCCAGAAAGCTCAATCCCCCAGGAGCATCCGTAGACAACATTCCCGACAATGAAGTTCGTGCCATCCTGACCAGAAGCGAAGAACGTTCTAATGGAAGACCTTGATGTATCGGTCGCCCCCCATGTGACGTTGCCCATGATGGTGCAATGAGAACTACGAGACAGCCCGATGTTGCTGCCACCGTCGATGTTGTCATACACCATGTTGTGCTTGATCATGTTGTAATACGAGAACTCAAGAAGAATCTGCTGGATGGTCCCAGGCTGGCCGTCGAAGTCACCACCGTTTTCATAGATTAGGTTTTCCGATATGGTGTTCCACCTACAGCCCCAGTGATTAGGGTAAGCCCCGCCGCCATCCAACCTGATCGCACCAGAGTCGTTGTGGTGCCAGGTTGACTTGGTGAGAATCGAGTTATCCATCCCAAAGGCTTTGATGCCAGCGCCGTCGTTCGAAACGCCGTCGATGAAGACTTGGTGATGGATCTCGCAGCCCGTTACAGTCAACCGTTCAAGCTTGTTGACTTCACCGGCGCCAGTTCCGATTCCATCCCCTGAGTTGTAGGAAATGTGGCAAGAGTCGATGAGACCATCGTCGGAGTGTGCGGCCCACTTGATCCCCACGAAGTTCCACGAGACATCGCAATTGCTAACGATGCACCAGTCGCTATTGTTGAGGGCATAGATCCCAAGCCAATCTGAGTGCATAATCGTGAGACCATCAAATTTCACGTAGTCAACGCCATCAAACCTAGCAACGTATCTACGTGAGCCTGATTCCGTGCCGGGGCTAGTGTAACGAGTATCTGGATCTGTGGCGCTGTACTGGTAGAGAATGTCCGATTCCCAGCACCAGTCTTGGTCTGCTGCCAGGTTCGCCGGAAGCGCCTTCTTAGCACCACGCACCCCATCAAGAAATACCATGATTGGCTCGTCGGCGGTGACGGTGGCCTTCCACACATTCGTATCATGTAAGGTCCAGCCGGTTATGATGTTCGATCCCTTGAATACAGGAGTGTCGCCTGGGTATGCGAGTACCTCGATGTAGTTTCCTATCGAACCCGAGCCTTGAGGAGTCAGATACCCCCGGTAATCTAATCCAGCAGCTGAATCGTCCGCACAATAAATTTTATCTCCAGCCACAAACGTCTCACCGTTGAAAACACTCAAATTCATGCACTCGGCGACAAGGGTTGGGTCGCCATCTACAGCCGCTGCCTTGTTCGCCGCCGTGCCGTCTTCTCGAACAGTGTAATTAGGCATTCAGGATACCCTCGACCTTCTTCCGCACAGCCCGCATCTCTCTAGCCACCCGGTCGGCCTGCGGGTGCCCGATCCCCTCAAGGACTGAGATCCAGAGATGAAATGATGTGAACTGGTGGGACAAGGCGCTGCCCTTTGTGCGGAGCTCGTCCATTTGAGCCTTCTGGAGCCTCGCCCTGTCACGAAGCCCGTCAAGGATCTCAGGCTTGTCCCGCTCGAACTCGGCCGCAACCTTAGCTGCGAGGTCCATGACGCCACCTATGCGGTGCGAGTCAGAGTCATTACTCCGCTGGTGTTCCAGGTGATCGACACGTCATCGACGATCATGGAGACCGGCCCGCCCATGTCGAGGTAGCCGGGGCATTCCAGGTTGCTCGCGTCATTGTTCACCAGGATAGCCCAGTAAATGTCTTCCGGCGAGCTGGCCGCAGCCGTCCAGAGCACGTTCCCGGTGTCATCGAATGTGGTAACGCCAGCCGCATGAGCAATGCCTGTGCCAGTCAGCACCTTCCCGCCTGTGGTGTAACTACCCCCCTGAGCACACTCATTGGCTGAGAAGTCAGCCCACCTTGGCGTAGCGGTGGTTACAATCGGTTCGGTACCGGCGTTGGTAATCAGGCGAACACTGAACTCGTCATTGTCAAAGTCATGTACCTTATTCAGTACATCGAATGTCGCTTCGTTAAACGTTACCCAGTCATTTCTTGCCATGATTCCTCCTAGATCCCTACACCGTGGCGGCAGAGTCCGAAGAAGCAGACTGTGACATCATCATCCAGCGTAATCACAAACCGATACGATGCGAAGGGTCGGTCCATCGCGGTTGGCGGATCGAAGAACCCCGCATCGTTATTGGCGCCGGAAGCCAGGGCCACGAACTCCTCGTAGGCATCTGCCGGATCCACGCCTCGCCGGCCGTAGGCGTCCGCAGGGCTCACCTGGACGTCGATCTTGACGTTAGCCACGTCCGGGTAACTCAAGAAGAACTGGCACCCGTTGAGGTCTTCTGCGTTGTACCACTCGGTAGTGATTGGGCTATCTGCGACCAGAACCGGCTCGCCCTTATAGAACCAATGCGTGACGTTATGAAAAGCGCCCATAGTGCCTCCCTAAAAAGCGGCGGGGGGCTTGGAGGAAAGGAGACTCCTCACCCCCCGCCTTCGTGAGTTAGGAGCCCGGACGCCCCACAAAGTCGAGATAGTCGATCACGCCTGTCATCAGCCGCATGTGGTTGAAGACGGAGCGTGTGCGATTGCGACGGCCAAATTCCCACTTGGCCGAGAGGTTCTTGCGGATACGGAAGACGAGGTTCTGCTTGGCGTTCTTGCCGAGCATGAAGTTATCATCCGTGTCCTCGAGCTCGATGCAATAGACAACCTTGATGTTCTTCTTTGCCAACGAGTTAACGTTCTTTGAGGAGACGTACTCCGTGCCGGTTGCGGAACCGCCGGTAGCCACTGTCCCATCGAACTCATACTGTTGGTTCAGAATCCTGGTGATGTCTCGTGCATGGCTGTCGTGGAGAACGATCGACTCCGGCGTACCGCGTTTCCTCAGTCCATTGTGGGTGTACTGGTCAATGCGGAGCTTGTCGATCATGTCCCAAATATTCGAGAACGACACTGAGCCGGCGGCCAGCTTGTTGTCGTAGACCTCGCCGGTCCCGTACAACGGGTGATCGTCAGCGCAGAGCGCCTTCGAGTCGTACATGACCTGGCCGGTGGCGGCCGAGAACGCACGGTTGAAGACCGAGGCCGCATAGAGGCACCGGGCCTGAGAGAAGCTCTGACCCATGCTCGTACCGAGCTTGTTGAGGAACTGCTTCTCGGTGATGTGCCGCATGTCCTCGAGCAGTTTGTCGTCGATATCGGAGCCGAGCGCGATTTCCACATCGGATAGCGTCCACTCCCCGATCTCTTTCATTGCCTCGGTCTGGATGTCCTCACCGAACTTGCGCTCGTGAGGCAGTCCGAAGCCGCTCCAGAGGTAGCCCCGAATTTCCTGGTCGCCGGGGCCGAGTTTTGCCTTGTCTCCGAACACCTGGCCGTAGTCCCAGGTATTAGAGATGGCTTCGTCAAACATGGGCTTCTCATACTCGATCAGAGAAGTCGTGCGAGTCCACTGGGAGGTTGTCATTACCATCATTTACCTCCCTAAATTCCGACGTGCTGTGATAGCACGGTGTCAACGAGGCGGAAAAGTCCGCGGTAGACGGTATCCCCGGCTATTTCCTCTTTCAAGGTGCCCTGGGGTGCGATGAAGATGAGGGCGTCCGCGATGCCGGTAACGGCAGATTTATCGAAATCCGCGTACCACTCGCCCGCGACCGCAACGAGACCGTACTTGGTTCCTGGGATGAATGTTGAGGCGTCGGTAACAACCGCGCCACTCACATCCCATGTATCGAGTTGGATAATATCGCCGGGAAACAGCGGGGTAGCAACAGCGTCTTCGCCTGTCGTGCCCGATGCGTCGGCCTGTGCCAGTCCTAAGAGTACGGAGTCTGCGTTATCCAGAATCCGCATCTCGCCAGAAGCGTCGAGGGCGAGAAAATCACCGGCTTCCCACGATTGGGAAGCGTCTTCGAGCCCGTGATAGGACTGACGGCGCCAGGTTGAAACAATAACCGGCTTTACTGCCGCCATTGGGAGCCTCCTAGTTTTTTATTCGACCGCGCTCCCTTCTGAATTTTGACTTTTGCCCTCAATCGGATTCAACGGCAGCTTTCTGAAGGTCTCAGTGACCTCAAGAGGACCTGTGGCTTCGCCGGCAACGGAATTCGGTTGCCTGTGCTTCATTGCGTGCTCAAGTCTCTTATCCTTTGCTGCTTGTTGCCTCTTGGCAAGCTCCGTTGTTTTCACACAAACTATGTGTCGTTCAACCGTTCCCCTTCCATACCATGCTACAGCACCCTCGTAGTTTTTCAGGCCAGCTTCGTGCTGGAGCTGCGAGCTCCACGTATCACCGAGCATGTGGACCTGGAGGACCTTGTAGCCTTTCGCCCCCTGCGAGCGCGGGTCTTTCTCGAGGAAGAACCCCACCTCCCAGGTACGCGGGTCGTCTGGATCGCCGCCGTAGTTTTTGTTCAAGAACGTCTGGATGATCCCCTCGAGGCGGGTTGTTTCGACGCTGGTGGAGGCGTACTCCGCATTGAACTTGTCGAACTCGTAGGGGTCAAGAACCCCCTGGTTCCGGTCCGCGCTGGCGCCTGGATCGATTTTCTGGTCCTTGAGTGCCTGCGGGATGGAGGTTTTCTTCTGATCTCGGATCTTTTGCAGGGCGTCCTTTTGGGTGCCCGTGGTGGTTTCTTTAGCCATGTCACTCCCCCCTTAGTGCTTGGGCGGCCTTGAGTTGCTCTGGAGTGTACGTCACGCCGTCAGCCTTGGCCGCTGCAAGCGCGTCACGGTCCTCCTGGCCCAATCCATCGGTTGCGGGAGGGGACGCGGCCTGGGGCCCCTGTGGAGACGCTCCAGGGCGCATTGTAGGTGCAGAGATTTCGACCTCCCCTTTCGCCATGTGCAGGACCCTGGCGAGGAATTTCTGGTTATTGACGATGTCATCGAGTCTCGCGGTGTCGCCTTCTCGGTCGGCAACCTCCATCGCTCGAGTGACACACGCATTGATGGTGTCCTCGACGTGGCGCTGGATCTCGGGGCTGTTGCGGAACTCCTCATCCCGGTTAAGGATGCTGTCTTTCGCGTAGAAGCCGTCCACGGCGGCCTCACACGCCTTCGCGGAGTGCTGGACCTGGGCGGAGATGCGGGCGTACTCCGCGTCGTTGGCCGCTTGACCGCGGCGGCTTTGCTCCTCGATGGTTTTATGGAGCGGCGCGGTCTCGTTGTAGATCTTCCAGTCGTAGTGGGCTTGGAGCTTCTGAGCGGCCTTGCCTGGCTCCAGCTCCCACTCTTCCTGGGTCGGAAGATCGACCTTGGGCGGTGCGGCCGGGGCCGTTGGTGGGGCCGCTGCCGGATAGCCGTCATTCGGCGGCCCTGGCGGGTGATGTGTTACCGGCGGAGGCTGCTGGAACGTCCCCTTGATGCTATCCGGCATGGCAATAGGTTCATGCTCAACCGGAGCGACGGCGGGGTCCGAAGGGGGCGGCGTGGTCGCATCGCCAGTCGGCACCGGCTCATCTGGCGGAGTGACTGGTTCCACCGCCGGGGTTGGGGTAGGGCTGGCGGGTGCGGGAGCTGAGTCGCCGCCACCCCCTCCGGGCTCCGCCTCGAACTGATACGCTGTTTTAAGCCACTTAAAATCCATGAGTTACTCCTCCTTCTCTACTTTCGGCGGCTTTTCGAGAGCCATTGCGAGATAACCATCCTGGGTTCTACCCTGTGCGGCGAGGGTTGCAAGCTCTGCGGGATTTCTCCCTAGCTGGAGCATTGCATCCTGGGTGGCATATTTATCGGCTGCGAACATATCTATCATCGCTCCCCATTCAGGCTGACGCTTGAGGTGGTTGATCTCCGTCTGGTTCCATTCCGGCAGGTGGGACGTCGGAGACCTGTCCTCCAATGTCCACGAGTTGTGATTCATCGTCGATGACTCTTGCTTGGAGCTGTTGGATGATGTTCGTGAGTTGGGCGATGGTTTGCGCCATAGCCTCGCCAGCCATTTTGGAACCCTCGATGTCGAGCTCATTCTTAACCTCCTGCATATCGAACTCCGCTAGGAATTCGTTGAGGACGAGATCATACACATCAAGGAAGTTTCCGGCGAGGGCAGCAAGTGGCCCGCCCTCAACAGCCACCGATCCCATCTCCGCCGCACCGTTGAAGATTTCCGGTAGCTTGTCGACCATTGCCAGGATCTCTTGTTTCTTGATCGCCTTGGACATGGTTTGCGAGTTGACCTTGGTCTCGATGATGATTTGGTCTTTCCAGTATCCCGGCGGGAACTCGATGGTCATGGCCTTCATCATCTCGCCAAGCTCCTCGTCCTGGGCGTCGATGAAGATTTGCATGGACTGGGGATTGAACTGGCGGTAGCGCGAGTATTGCATCTGGACGATGCGGGCGAGGAACTCCCGGTAGCGGGTCATCATCTCGAACAGGGGTTGCATGGCCCGCTCGAGGATGGCGCTGGTTCCGGTCGCGGTCGGCCGTTCCGCGAGCTCCTGGCCGAAGAAGGCCGGCGGGATAGAGGCGGCATCGTGCATGTGCTTGACGATGCGCTCGAGCAGGTTGAGGAGGAAGCCAACATCGCCGGAGGCCAGGCGGACCTCCATGATCCCTTTGCGGAGATCGTCGATCATCGCATCCTCAACTTCGGCCAGGCCGGGGCCGAGTTCCCCGTTATCGAGGAAGTTGGAGAGTTTGAGGCGCTTGAGGGCGATGAGGAGCGGGTTGATCGCTCGCACGCCAGCGTCGAGGAGGATGTTCATAATCGCCACGTATGCGCGGTGGAGCTGATCCAGCACGGAGCAGAGCGATTTGCCGTCCATTGAGGCGAGGGTTGGGTGCCAGGCGAAGGTTGAGTACGGGCGGGGGAAGTCCTGGTAGAAGGGGCCATGCGCTGCCAGCCACGTTTTCTGTTTCAGGTCGAGGATGATGACGACCTCTTCGCCGTCGTAGACGGTGTAGGTCTCCATGAGGGAGACCTCCGAGAGTTCGGTCTTGTTCGCCTTGGGCTCAATCCCGTGGGCAGCATGGATCTCTTCCTTGGCGAGTTCGGCATCGGCATCCTCGCGGGCCTCACCGATCGACATAGGATCCAGGTCTTTGCGGTAGTAGTCCTTGTCCTGTTCGATCTTGATTTTCCCCGGCGTACTCTCGAACCGCTCACAGAACCACCTTGCCTCATCGACCGATGCGGAGGGGATGGGGTGATAGATCCGGCGGGTATCGACAACGTAGGGGAAGCACCCCTCGTCCTCGATAATGGTTTTGGTTTGTTCAACGTCCTCGCCCATCTCATCGACATCCCAGTACCGGATTTTTCGCTCACGGAAGGACCAGGCGGTTTTGACGACGGACTTGGTGAAGATTTGGGCGCCGCGGATCGAGTCGTTAACGACGGCCTCGTATTTCGAGCGATCGGCCATCCAGTCGATGAGGACATCGTGCGCGGAGGCCATTTCGGTAAATCCAGGCCGGCCCTTGCCGACGAAGATTTGATCCTGGGCGAACACTGGGTTGGAGATGTTCGACCCGGCGTGCCTGCAAATCTCGAACGTGATGGTGAAATCGAGTTGCGCGTCTTTGTCGCCGCGGGCCTTGGGATCTCCGGTGGCCCAGTAGTTTTCCTCGCAGGACGTCCATTCCGGCTCGAGGGTGTCCTTGCGGTTCTCCACCACCTCGTCGATCTCGTCACAGAGGGCGACAACGAAGGCATCGAACGCCTCATCTTCTCCGAGCTTCTTGACTAAGTGGGTTATTTCGTAGGTTTGCGGGGGTTTCCGTGTGGCTTGAGTCATCGTCTACCCCCACCTCTCACCAGTCCATAACGGACGGGCATCGGATGAACATTGGTTCCGTATTCGTCATCGCTCTCATCTCGAATATGGGTCGTGGAGTAGCGTTTGTCATCCTCTGCGTAGATCCACCAGTCAACGTGCATTGGCATGGTGTCCGCCAGCGCAGGGCTGTCTCCCATGATTGTTCCATCTGGTGCGATGTTGAGGTTGACCAGATGGGATACAACTTCTTCATGATCAGGGTATAGCACAAAAACCTGATGATCCGCAACGTAGGGATGGAATCTGTCGAGCAAGCGCCTGCCCTTGCTCTGCCCTCCTGGGGTAAACGGTTCGATTTTGATGTAGATGCTCCGCTTGACCATTTCCTGCTTCAGCCAGGCGCCAACCCACACTTGCATGGCGCCGGCCTCGGGGATGAGCAAGCGGGCATCCCACTTGATCCCCATGTCGAGGAGGGCGGTGATTTGCGCCATCGGGTTTGGGTGTTCCTCGCGCCAGTAGTCGAGCAGGCACCCGAAGCGCATTGACGGCAGCCACCAGAACGCGGTGATACCGGAATCGTTGGAGTCTTTATTGAGTCCGCCGGTCGGATCCATCGCCACGGTAACGAAGCCGAGCGATGCTGGGTAAGCCACGCCGTCGATGTAGATGGCTTGCAGTTTGCCGTTAGAGTCATGTGATCTGGTGTAGGGCAGGAAGTCCTCACGCCGGAAGCGCCGGATCCCCTCGTCGAGAAGGACGTTGAGCATCTGGTGAGCGAACTTGTAGGATCCCATTTGCCGGAGGGTTTTCTTGAGTCCCTCCATTGTTCGCCGCTCGGGGAAGATGGGTTGCCCCTCCTGCCACACGAGCTCGCGGTTGGGCTCCAGCACGCTCTCGTTGATGTACTCCTCGTTATCGGTTGGGAGTTTCAGGCCGAGGGAATCGAGGAAGTTATACCACTGGTCGTTGCAGTAGCATCCGAGAACCATCTTGCAGTAGTCGGGGCTCTTGAGGAGCTGTTCATAGTAGCCCTTCTCGCCGCCGGGCCAGAGGGTGCCGATGATGAGGAGGATGGAGTTTTCATCCTCGAACAGCGGGTCCAGGGTCTCAAGGAACTCGACGGCGCCGACCATCTCCGCGGCTGAGTTGGCGGCTTTGTTGTCCACACCGTCGTCGACGATGATGATGTCGTAGTGCCCGCCGACGATACCGGACTTGACGCCGGCCAGGGTGACGGATGCCTCGGGGCTCTCGATGGTGCGCGTGACGGAGAATTCCGTAGCGGTCCAGACGTTGCGCCTGGCATCCGGTGGTGGGACAAGGCCGGGGAAGTAGAGGCGCATGGCGCGGCCCTGGAGGATGTGTTTGATCTTCCGGCCCTTCTTCTTCGCCTCGTCCAAGTTGTGCATACACATCAAGATACGTTTGTTTGGGTCGTTGATTAGGATGTGGACGATGTAGGCGATGTTGAGGAGCGAGGTCTTGAAGTGACCTCGAGGGACCATGCAGAGGAACCAGCGGTTTCCTTCGTCGAGCCCCTTTTGGAACCACATCGCCATAGCGAAGTGCAGCACGAGGGAGAGCTTGTGGAATTCGCAGAGATACCAGGCGGTCCAGAAGATGCTTTTCCGACACTTTGCTTGGATTTTCTTGATGTCAATGGGCGCTTCTTCGGCGCCTGGCATCAGTTCTCCTCGCCCGGCATCTCGAGTGCGTCACCAAGCATTCGCTGTAGGCGGTCGTCCATTTGCTCGGCCTCTTTGTGGGCTTTCTTTAAGTCTGCGGGGATGAGCTCACGCATAGCGGACTTCTGTTTGGTTTTCAGGAACAGCCCGGTCCACTCGCGGATCTCTTTGGCGGCCAATTTGCGGTCGTCCTTGGAGGCCCCATCCTTGCCGGCCTGCCAGTCCTTCCACATTTTGATGGTTTCCGGAGCGGCTTCGATGAGGTGTTCGAGGAGGGTGATTTTGTGGCGGTAGAAGCGGTGAACGCACTCATCGACGTGCTGTTCGGTCCAGACCTTGTACGCAGCGGGGTTCTTTTCGGCCCATCGACGAGAGAGGCCGGGGTCGAGGCCGAGGATGCGGTCGATCTGCGTAAACTCCTCACCACCGACCTCATGGAGCAGGGAAACGTATTTCAGGCGGATGTTTTCGATGGCTGTGAGCTTGTCGGCGCCTACTGCGATGCGCCTTTCCTCGAAGGTGTCTTTGAGGGTTTGGTCGCCGCGGCCGTCCTCCGGGGAGGACACATCGGCGTCACGGCGGGCTTGCCGTTGAGCGATCCATCGTTTCGCCTTGGCGGTATCGGCGGGCTTTTTGCTCACCATCTTAGGATAACATGGGTTTCAAATGCTGCCGGCGCAACCCCGTGGTCTGCTAAACCGCGTCTGAGTTTAATTTTTCGTAGTCACACCGACAGCAAAACTGGGGGGACTGCAGGAATCGAACCCACTAGCGAGAGGCCACCCCGCCCCAGGTAATCCTGGTTCTCGCAACCATGCGCGCCCCCATCAATCATTTCCAGGCGTCTCCGAACGCCTTTTGGGTTGACTCACTGACGATCTCAGCCATCCTTTGGGTCGTCATCATCTTCTTCGCGTCGTCGTAGTTTTCCGGGTGAACGACGAGGGTTTGTTCGCGCTTCTTGAAATACCGGTGGCGTCTTTCTCGGGCCTCGAGGTACGGCGCCATCGCCGCGGTCGCGGTTGGGAGCCTTGGTTTCAGCCCCAACGCCGCGGCCAGCGGGGCCGCTCCCAGGAACGCAAAAAATGATCGGCGGTTCATATCAAGCCTCATTCCATTTGACCGTGGCGGTCATTTGCTCATGGGCCTCGAAGACTTGCTCGACCGTCAGGCCTAAAAACGCCTCTTTCCCGATCATTTTGGCCTCGTGGGTGTCGGGCGCCCGCCCGTGGGTCTCCTCGAATTGCTCGATCGCCTCGCGGATGACGTCCGACAGGTCAGTCATCAGCAGCTTCCATCGCCTTCCGAATGACGCCGTAGGGGTTGTTGGGCAGGGAGACCGCCTTCATGCCGAGAACTGCCTGGGCCGCTGCCATAGCCAGCTTCTCGTAGTCGACGGAGGGCGCGATCGGCGGATCCAGGATCCTTTTGGCCGACGCCTTGGAGACAATAAAGGCATTCGCTCCCAGGTCCGCGACCTTCTTTTTCGAGGTGATGATCTTGTCCGCGCCTGATTCTGATTTCGCCATGTGAATTGGGATCGGGAATTTAGCCATCTCTGCCTCCTTTTTTGATTCTACACTTTTTTGAACGGATCACGGATATTTGGGCGGCCGGGGCCGTTGGTGGTAGGCGCCGGGAAGTCGATTCTCTTCATTTTCCCGCCGCACTTTTGGCATACCGGGCCCTTGTCGCGGGCCTCGACGGAGCGGAAGGCCTCTTGGTTTCTGTTGCACTTGGCGCAGAAGTAGGCGTACATGGGCATCAGCGATCTCCTTTCAGCCACCGGATCCATCTGGCGACGGGCTTTTCTGGTGGGGGTACTACGATCGAGGCCGCGGCGATCCTGCTGGCGTAGTTGTCACGCGCCTTCTTTGCTTCGGACAGGTCGAACGAAAGGTCATCGACTCTATCGAGCCCCGCCATGATCTCCACCAGGCGCTCGAAGTCATGCCGGTCCTGATCGCGGTCCCAGGCGAGTCGTGCGAACAACGTCAGGGTTTGCTCCTCGAGGGCGTCTACCCTCTGATCGAGGCGCTTCCTGTTGATGACGGACTGGGATTTGTTGGTCACTTCTCCTCCTCGCAGAGATGGCATGGTTGTGCGTGATACGCGACGATTTCGCTCCCGCCGGGCCTTCCAAGGGATCTCGTGGTTGGGATAATCCCGGTATCGCCGCAGAGCTCACACGGCTCCTTCGGCGCCAGGCCGCGAAGAGTGGTGTTTTCTCGCCGCAACTCCATAATCTTCACCAACAGGCCCAGGAGGGCCGATGGGCGCCCGATCGCCACTTCCATTGTGTCAAAATCCCACCACATGCTGAAGGTCTTCTGGATTTCTTGGCGGGTCATGTCTTCGAGGTGTTTAACATCGTAGACCCTGAAAGCACCAACGGATTCGCTCATGGTCCGAGCCTCCCTTGCGTGAATGGTAGGCGCGGCCTCGGCTGTTCTCCCAGGTGCCACGCGACCTTGTTGCAGCGAGCGCAGACGATGTACCGGCCGATTTGCGGGATGTAGGCCCATTCCGCGTTGTGCCCTCTCAGCCAACACACGGGGCGTAGGAGGATTCTGATGTTCATGGTCCCTCCCTAAATTCAAAGAACCGACGGCCGACAGGGAAGGAGATTCGCAGGCGCCAGATATCGACGACCCAGTAGTTCCAGCCCCACGCCTTGCGGTTGATGTGGGCGAAGTACCACGTCCCATTTGGATACCAGAACAGCCACAGCCACTTCGAGTTGAGGAGGATCCACATGCCGGCGGAGTCTTTCCGTGGGAGTCTCATGCAGGCACATCCTGCGTGCTGAACTCGTAGCTCATGGGGTCAGGGATTCCGAACCGCTCTTGCAGCGTCTTCCGCGCCCAGGTCTCGAATTTCACCTGGGGAGGGCGATGGGCCTCCATCTGCATCTTGTCCTCATCGTCGAGGGAGTTGTACAGGTCAGTCATCATGGCGTCGTGGACGCTGTAGAATTCCTGTTCCATGAGTCCTTTCGGCGTGTCGGAGTCAGCGAGGGCCTCAAGTTTCTCCGATGCCACATCAACGACGGTCTGTTGAGCATCCGTCAACCCGGTGAGCTTCATCAGCGTCATCGCGTGTTTCATAATGTGCTTCATTGTCTCCTCCAATGTTTCCGCATCTTCCGTGATCTGTTTCGGCGCCGGGCCCTTCTGGGCCTCCCCTTGTTTGTCACGATTCGTGATCCACGTCCGCGCCGCCGCCTTCCAGTTCTTCATCGGGGTCTTCGTAGATCCGATCAACCACCCCTTCGCATCGTTAGCGTCAACGAAGTCCGACCCATCGAACCGAGTCTCGCCCTTCTCGTCCAGATACGCCTGGACCTCCTCGACCGAGGGTTTGACCCACCCCTGTTTCTTCCCCTTTACAATCCCCTTCTTCTTAACATCACATACATCTACATCTACATCTACACCTACAACTACAGACGAACGCTCCTGTAACACACTGTCACGGTCTGATAACGCTAGATCGTTAGGAACCGTTACATCACCGTTACGACCCTTATCCCTGAACCGTTGTTGCCTGATTCTACCCTGTTCTAGCTCCCTCTGATAGCTCGCTCGTTGCCGATATTCCCTGTAATTTACGATGTGCCATAGGTTCTGACCTACCGATACGATCCGACGACCCTCTTCCTTCTGACTCGTCGAATACGGGTCCGGTTTCGAGAGCTCCACCAACGCATCCTCCGCCTGCCCTACCGGCATGTTCGCTACCCTCGCTAGATTAGCCGCCGTACACCTGAAATTGCCCTCCTTGTCGCACATCAGCAGGATCGTGACCCACCCCCACTTCACATGAACCTTGTGGTCATTGATTGAAGACCTCAACATATCGCTCCACAGCAGTACGAAGTGGTCACTCATTGACCGCCTCCTCGTTCTCGTTGGCCTCGGCCTCTAATGCCATGAACGTCTCTGCCGCCCTCGAGAACGGCCTGGACGCCCTCGCCTCCCACATCGGGACCGTTGACTTGCTTACCCCCAACATCTCCGCCAGCGCCTCCTGTGTGATGCCCATGCGGTGTCTGAGATTGATGACTCTGTGCATCCAGTCCATTTCGTCCATTAAAAGACTCATTCGACAGCCTCCACTACTCAATTTACTACTAATTATCTAAAAGTCAAGAGGTCTAGTGAGGCATAGGAGGATCGAAAATAGGTGCAAATTATGGGAGGGGGGTTTGTTCCTCCGTCCTCGTCCGGCTCGGGGGTGGACGGTGGCGGTTGGAGTCGGTGCCTCGTTGGATAGTGTACTCCATAGGCTACACTCTCACCCCCACCACCACCACTGCTCGACGTCCTCCCGTCTCAGGTTTACATAATGCACGTTATCGGCAGCTAGGAGAGGACCACCCAACGCACCAGGACCACGCCACGGCATGCACCATCTCATGTGGGCCCATACCACCCCCACCCAAGAGGGGAGTAGGTGAGACCGAGTGACGTACAACGTCATTCGCCAATTGACAACGACCACGGTAGTACTGCGTTCACCGTGGTTTCGGGAATCGCCACCCCAAGCCACCTCCCGCCGCACCAGCTCGGCCCATGCTACCCAACCGAACCCCACCAAGATCCACCCACCACCAAGAGATTAGTACCGGACTCGAGTCCGTGACCTGGTGCCCACCAACCCAACCCAAACCAACCATTGACATCCTAACCGACAAGGTATACCTTTGTAGGTAGGCCCGGGCGCCATGCCAGGGCAAACCACAACCGAAAGGAGCACCAGCCCGCCACCCGGGCGGGACCAACCCCCAAATACTACTAGCGTGGATCCTGGGGTGCGTCCCGCCCGTTGCTTTCATCACCGACCGAACACCGGAAAGGAGAGGATGGAATGACCACGCGCACCGCAAAACCGGGAGAGTTTGACGCATGGGTAGCAGCGGAGGTTGAGAAAATTAGAAAAGGAAGGAGTGACGGCATGTTCACGAAGCCGAACGACAGGTACAAGGTTTGGGTCGTGATCGAGAGACAGACACCAGACGACGGAGAGGATATCTACACGGACATTTGCAGCCCCGTCGACGTCGGCCCGCCGCTTGGATACAACACCCTCACGGCCGCGATCGAGGTGTTCTACGACATCACCGGAGAACGCCCGGAATGGAACGTGGAGGAACCATGACCACCTACCGCTACCAGTACCAGGAGCATCCCCACAACCACGGCACGCCAGAGCCCCACACGATCACCAGGGAGCAACTGTTAGCGCGTCTCACGGTCTGGAGAGGACACCCCGACGGCCTAGCGTCGGATCTGTTGCACCAGCTGGAGAACGGACGCCCCCACGGACAATGGTACAGACTTGCGCCGTTCGAGTCCTACCGCGTTGACATTGACCACCAGGAGCCCACCATCCCCCGAGACGTAGCCTGTGTCTCGACCGCGGAAGAGCAATTCATAGACGACCACATCGGGCAATCGGTTGATGACTTGATGGACCCTTGGTGACACCATGAACACCACGACAACCGAAACCACGCTCCTTGAAGCCCTGCTACACGACATCGAACACCGGATTTACGACACCGTGGCCGAACACCTCGAGCACAGCCTGCCGCGGGACACTAGCGCGACAATCGCAGCCGCGGCCGCCCATGCCGGTAGGAAACGAGCGAGACTACTGCTAGCCCGCCGATACTTTTGCGCTTCCCCTACCTGCCCCGGATACCCATTCAAAGCGAGCGACCACGCCCACCCCGCCCGAACGTGCCCGCCATGAACACCACCACAACCCGCTACGCCATGCGCCTTCACACCGTCAGCGTGGTATGCGACCACGCGCAACCGGACAAGGACGGGATCATTGGCTACCAAGCCGACAAGCCGGAGAACGCTGGACGGCTTGTCCTCGACCTGCTCGCGACCGTCGACCCCGACGGGGAGACATTCGGCATTGTCACCCTTGACGGACGCCACCGCGTTACCGGGTTCAAGCTCTTGACCCAAGGCACCAGGACCCAGGCACCCGTGGACGGCCGAAAGCTCTTTCGGGCCGCGATGAAAATGGACGCCGTGAGCGTGATCCTATTCCACAACCACCCAAGCGGAGACCCCGAACCATCGCGGCAAGACCTCGACTTGACCCGGAGGCTAGTGTTAGGCGGAAAGGTCGTCGGAATCGACGTCGTTGACCACATCCTGACCACGCCCAACGACCGTTGGGTATCGCTACGATCCACACGCGCCGATGTGTTCTCAGACGCATGAAGAAAGGAGCAAGACCGATGCCACACGCCACCGTGCGAACCTGGACCGACAACCACATGGACGAGATCATTTCAGCCGTGGAGAGCGGCGAGTACATGGGCTTTTGTACCGCTTGCGGCGAAGAAGCGTACGGGATCGAGCCCGATGCCCACGAGCACAAGTGTCCCGCATGTGACGCCCGCGCAGTCTACGGAGCCGAAGAATTGTTGTTGTACTGCTAACGCCCCTCGAAGGCCCGTTGCCCGTGGCGGGCCTTGTGGGGGCTGTAGCCCGGAAAGGAGCGAGAACAATGGAAAACGGCGCAGGAATCGACCATGTTTGGCCGGCGGACGACATCCCACCGGACGCGGGGCCGCAGGAGTATTGCGGGGCGTGTGGGGACTTTATCGAGTGTTGCGACGGGCACGAGGACGAGGGACCAGAGCTCAAGCTAACCCAAGAGGACGCGCCACGGGAGCAGGGGGAGATGTTCAAGAACCTTCCCCAACGCGCAAGCAACGAGGAACACGTTAGCGATGGTGGGGAGCGTTGCCCGTTCTGCCGGTCGGATGAGATCGAAGGAGGGGAGGTGTCAACGGGCGGAGGTAGCGCGTGGCAGGGGATGAGCTGCCGTTGTGGAGCGACATGGTACGACCATTACACGCTTCACGGGTACACGAAACGTTGAAAGGAGAGAGGGCATGAACCAGGAACAGAGCATCCGAGAGATCGACGAGAGCGTACTTATCAAGCTGGTGGTTGACGGGGCGGCGGATATGGCGATGGTGAAGGAGACTCTCACCCTAGCCGATGAGCTTGCCAGTCAATCCGCAATCTACGCCGGCCGCGCCGCGGACGAGATCCGCCGAGTGATCGAGCGGGGGAGCGGGGCGAGGTGGTACGAGAAAAGCACCCGGTCGGACTGGAAAGAGATCCAAGCGTTAGCCCTGGCCGCGGGAATCAACGCACAGATGACCATTTACAGGATCAGAGAAGCGGCGGAAAGGTTGACGCCATGACCGACTACAGCTATCTGACCGTGACCGAGGTTGCGAAGCTGATTCGCAAAGCACTCAAGGAGGCGAGCCCAGGAGATAAGTTCTCTGTGCGATCCTCCAAGTATGCCGGCGGATCTTCAATTGACATATCATGGACCGATGGACCCACCGAGGACCAGGTGAGAGAGCTGGCATCGAAGTTCGAGGGATCCTATTTCGATGGGTCGATTGATTACAAAGGCTCGAAGTACCACACGCTTGACGGTGAGCCCGTCTCGATCCTCTGTGATTACATCTTTTACCGCCACGAGAGCTCGGAAGCGGCATTAACCACCGCGATCATCGCCGCGGTCATGCACTATGGGGCGTTCAACGTACCAACGGTGGAGGATTTCAAGACGGGTCACTCCTGCAACACCACGCCGATAGGTAACGCGCAGGGCGAACCGAATTGGTCGTGGTCGAACATCATTCGCCGCACCATCGAAAAGAAAGAAGACTGGACCGAATCACCGCCCGGCCTCCTCCCGTCACCCACAGCCGAGCGTATTCAGAGTGCCGGGGACGATGGCTACGGGCAGGGCAGAACCGGGAGGGTTTCAGCATGAAGATTGTAATTGAATTCAGCACCGACAACGCAGCATTTCAAGATGGCTACTTTTTGCCGGAAATAGGCGATGTGATTCTGACGAAGGCATACAACGCCATCCACGACAACCGGCACCAGTACGAAAAATGGGAGGAGAAAATCCACGACAGCAACGGGAACACGGTGGGAACCGTCACCGGGGAAGGTGCCCAATGAGCAAAGCCGTAGCACTCCCCATTTCAAGGGCCGCGAAGTGGTTGCCGAAGCGAGACAAGCGCTGGTTCTTGGTGGCCTTCCAGGGTCCCGCGGGACTGTACGCGATCCAGAGCCTACCCGACGCACGCTATCAGGTTCACCGACTCATGCGAGAGGACCCACCGCGCCCCGTGGCAATGAGTGAACCGTTTATGACGCCCGAGGGGGCGCGGCAATTCGCTATGAAACTGGCAGAAGGCGTCGAATCCCAGTAGCCCACCACCCACCCCGCACGAGCCCCCGAGAGGGGGCTTTTTTCGTGCCCCAGGGCGTGCCCCTACCGTGCCCCTACCGTGCCCACCCAATGCCCCACAGGAGCCCGTGCCGGCGCCTGGAAGTGGACGAGGGGACTTGACATCATATCCGACGTGCCCTATCTTGATATAACAAGACGCAACCTCAACGAAAGGGGGATTGGATGCAAAGCGACGGATACGATGGACGCGGGAGCCCTCGAAGGTTCATACGTCAGAAGGAGATAGCCGACGAACTCGGGATCAACCGTTGCACGATCGGCACATGGATGGACAAGGGGATCTTCCCCTACATCCTCATCGCCGGCCGGCGGAGAGTGACCAGGGAGCTCTACGAGGGATGGCTACTCGAGAACACGGAGCCGGGCGTGGGGCCCGAAGGATGAACGAGACGTGGGGGCTTTTAATCGCCGCGGGGGTATGTGGGCTGGCAACAGCGTGGATATTCTCCGGCCTCTTTGAAGAATGGCTGTACGAATACCCGAAAGTGAGGCAAGAAAATGAAGATGGAGCTGGAAGATACAACTTACTCGGGCCAGGTGGAGATCATTCCGGCGGAACCGTCGATGGGCATCATGGAGCGGCCCTACACGGGGGCAGAGATCAAGGCCCAGGTGAACATGATCCAAGAGGTGATGGACGCCGTGATGAAGGACGGGCACCACTACGGGGTCATTCCGGGGACAGGCGGCAAGCCCACCCTGTTGAAGCCGGGGGCTGAGAAGCTGAACCTCACGTTCCGCATCTCACCAAGGATCGTCGTTGAGGACCTTGGGGGCCCCGACGAGATCCGCTACAGGGTGCTGTGCAAGGCGTACCACATCGTCTCGGGGGACTTTCTTGGTGACGGCATTGGGGAAGCGAGCTCAAACGAGGAGAAGTACAAGTGGCGGCGCTCGGTGGTCAACGCTGAGTTCGACGAGACCACGGAGGATCGGCGGCGCGACGTCTACAAGAAGAACCGGCAGGGTGCCTACGTCAAGGTGAAGCAAGTACGCACGAACCCGGCAGACATCGCCAACACGGTACTCAAGATGGCGAAGAAGCGGGCAATGATCGACATGACACTCACCGTTACGGCGGCGTCAGATGTGTTCGCCCAGGACTACGAGGACATGACGCCGGAGATGCGCGAGGATCTCGGCCAGGAGGAAGAGGGGATCAAGGAGCCGGAGCGCAAAAGCGAGAAGAAACCGCCCGCGAAGAAGAAGGCGCCGCCCAAGAAGAAAGCGGCGCCGCCCAAGAAGAAAGCGGCGCCGCCAGGTGACGACGCTCCGCCATGGGCAGGCGATGACGTGCCCGACCCGGAGCCGCCGCCGGCAGAGGAAGAAGAAGAGGACGAGGGGGCCGAGGCGCCGATTGAGGGCGACTGTTTCACCGCAGTCGTTGAGTCGGTGGTGTCGAAGAAGAAGGGCACAGGGGAGCGCGGGGATTGGGAGTTGTTCGTTGTTACCCTCTCGACCGGGGACAGTCTCTCGTGCTTCGACAAGGGCCTCGTGGCCGATGCCACGGCCGCATGTGAAGAGGGCGTGCTGTGCAACGTGTTCTACAGCGAGAACCAGTACGGGTACACGCTGACGGCCTTGGAGGTGATTGGGTGATGGACCCCACCATACGCCTTGGGCCAAACTGCCGCTTCATCGAGGAGAGCCACACCTACTACATGGACGACGTGCCGGTGCCCAGTGTCACTCAGGCGCTAGTGGATGCAGGGATCATCAACACGGAGTTCTTCACGGCGTGGGGGCGCATGAGGGGCTCTGCGGTCCACAAGGCTACCGAGCTCTACGACCAGGACGACCTCAACGAAGAGACGCTCGACCCGGCCATCTCGGGTTATCTCGAGGCGTGGAAGAGGTTTAGGAGGGAATTCAGGCTCGAGATCGAGGAGATAGAGCTTGAGATGTACCATCCGGGCTCGAAGTACGCGGGGACGCTCGATCGTGCGGGCGTGGGACACAATGGGAAAGATCGCGTCATTGTGGACATCAAGACGGGGGTTCTGACGCGGGCGGTTGGGTTGCAACTCACAGGCTACGCGGATCTCTACCAGGAGATGACAGGCAAGATCGTAAACAAAATCTACGGAGTCCAGTTGAAGGAGGATGGGTCATATCGAATGAGGATGTATCCGCTGGACTTCGCAACATGGAGAGGCGTTCTTGCCGTCAGCCAGTGGAAAAATGAGAGATAACCCATGAAAAAGAATCTTTCAGATCGTTTTTGGCCGAAGGTGGACAAGCGCGGCCCGGATGAGTGTTGGGAGTGGAAAGCCTCGAAGGGTAGTCGTGGATATGGGCACTTCCGAACTTACCCAACGGCGGACAGGGCCCACCGCGTAGCCTGGGAGCTCACACACCACGACCCAATTCCAGACGGGATGTGCGTGTGCCACGTCTGCGACAATCCCGGCTGTGTGAACCCGGCTCATCTCTTCGTCGGCACCCAGGGGGACAACGTTCGGGATTCATGGGCCAAGGGCCGCGGGAAACATCAAGTCCACACTGGAGAGGATCACCCGATGGCGAAACTCACCGAGACCGATGTTAAATTCATTCGGCATTGGGCCAAGAGGGGCTACACCCTACAAGAAATTGGTGATGTGTTTGGCGTCAGCTTTCAAACAATTTCAAGAATTAAACTCAGAAACGGATGGAGGCATGTATGAGCGGACCAGAGGGACCAGAGATGCCGCAAGTACCAAACCCGGATGGTAGGATTTTCCGTGCTGCTGCTGCGAACTTAGGGGGCGCCGCAACATACGGCGGCAACGCGATGGTCGATCAGCGACCAGTGACCGATCACGCAACGAACATCGAAAGCCAGCTCGAGTCGCTCGGCCGCGAGATCCAGCTTCTAACCGATCGCCTGAACCCGATCATGGCGCCGGAGCCGCCGGCCAGCGGGGGGATCGCAACAGCACCCGAGGCGCCAGTGGGGAACTCAGACCTCGCCAACAGGCTCCACATGATCTCGAACCAGATATCGAGGCTACAGGGCATGGTCAACCTGACATCCACGAGAATCGAAATATGAACTTCCGCCCCGAGCTGCCGACCGGCCCATTGGACGCAGCGGGGAGGCTGGACAAACCCGCCTACAAAACCCAAACTGCATGTTGGCAATTGCGATCACTTTCCCACCAACACAACACCTTCCCCCCGAGGCCGGCGGGGGCGGGTGTCCCGCCTTGGAGGTGAGGGATGCAAGCAACCAAGTACAGCGTCAACATCAATGTCGAGGCCCTTAGCCTTGATTCCGTTCCTGCGCTAGTCTACGAGGCAATTCAGCAGATCGACGAAAACGAGTCGATGGCAGGCACCGTCATCAAGGACGATGGCGATACCGTGGACTGGACCGTGAGAAAGAAGGATGTGGAGTTTTGATCGCTCTACTCCTCATGCTGGCGCTTGAGTGTCCGGTGTTCATAGGCACTCCAGAATATGTCTACGCGAAGGTGTACTACTTGCACGAGAATCCGCGAGGGCTGAGGTGGGTGTACACGACGCCCGTGAGTATTGAGTCCTACAGGTACATCATTCCGAACATCCAAGGGCATCCTGTGGCGTTCGAGTGGTGGACGAGGACGAGCACGGCTGTACCGTTCACCTTGAAGAAGCTGTGTGGGGAGGTGCCAGATCCGGTGTACCCGCTGATCTTCAAGGACGGTTTCGAGAGTGGAGATTTGGAGGCATGGAGTGAGTGATTGCAAACATGAGAGATTAACCACGTTTCATTATAACGGAGGTGGCGGGAGAGGGTGGTGCGATTCCTGCGGGGCGCGCTTCTCCCTTGAAGCAGTGCGCGAGATCAATCGACTGCGGGAAATCAAGAAGACCCTAAGCCTACAGGCGGCGGGGTTGCTGTCGGAGAATGAGCAGCCACAAGCCGATAATCACATCTTTCTGTATTCTCGTAAGCGCCTGCAAGCCCGCGTGGAGGAGTTGGAGGCGCTGCTTCACGACCACGCCTGTCCAGTGGTTCAGTGTCCAGGCCACCACATCACCGACGAGCAGATCGACGCGGCGTGGAAGTTTGCTGATCGAGACGATCACACCGCTTGTTCAGACCGCAATTGCTGTGATGGTGTTGATGTGCTCGAAATTCTTCACATCTTCAGGTGCGAGGGGTGCGGCGGGAGTGGGGAGACTGATGTTGCATGGAGAACCAGATGCCCCGACTGCAACGGTCACGGGTGGGTGAAGGAGGAGTGTGGAGGCCACGAGTGGATCAAAACGTCCGTAGATCCCAACAAAGACGGACAGAACGGGACAGACGATGGATGACTGCGGTGTAGTTACATTTGTACTCATGGCACTGTCAATTGCCACAGGGCTTGTGTGGGGGTGGGCTGCCCATGAGATGTGGGTGAAGGAGGAGGGCGATGGGTGACGCACTTGAAGCGGCGGCGGTGCTCGTCATTCTCATAGTGGCATCTTGCATATCTGCGGCCTTTATTTTCAGCACGGCAGTAATCGTGATGCGACTAATAACAAGGGGGAAGGAAGAATGAACACTCTACTGGGAACAATAGTCGTCATGTTGGTGACAACGGCGCTGATTTTCGGAGTCCCGATGCTGTTCCAGGGCGACATGGAGACTCGGACGATAGCACTTGATTACAGGCCCATGTTGCCGGAGGGTGATGAGGTCACGACAGCACCGATGGAGCCAGCCCCGTCACCGTGGCGTGGGTTGGCTG